AAAACAGAAAAGAAAGGATAACTATGGCAACACTAACAAAGAAAGACTTGCTTGAGGCTATCGAGGATATGCCGATGGATGCGGAGGTCTATATAGACATTGGAGATGACTATGAATATGAATGGGTTGCACCAGAAATTGTTTGTAATATAGAAGATAATACTATCAGTTTATGCTAACAGAAAAAGACTACTGCGACTATGAGACTTGTGTCGCTTTGAAAGAGTTAGGATATAATCAATCTTCTATTGCATTTTATCCTTGTCAAGATATAACAGTTGATTGCGTAGACTCAAACGGGGATTTATATGAGGCTGAATATGATAAAGAAAGTCTTGTGCTATATTCTTCATTGAATCTTAAAAACAATAAAATAAATAAGGTTCAAGCCCCAACTTTATACGAAGCCCAGAAGTGGCTGAGGGAGGTGAAGAAGATAGAAGTAAATGCTACTTATGATAATGTAGTTGAGCTTCATTGGCATTGGTATATGAAATCTCTTATCAATCGTAACCAAACTATATCAATGATAAATCACGATTCTTATGAGTCGGCATTATTGAAAGCTATCAAGGAAGCTGTTAAAATTTTGAAGGAGAAGAACATTAATCAAAGAAAGGCTCTTGAAGCGGAAAACACCGAGTTTGACTACGGACATAATGTAAATTATAATGAAAGAGATACTTACTAAATTATGTATTAAACATGCTACAGAAACAATAAAAGATTATAAAAAATTAAAACAAAATGTAGCAAATGATTTTATACAAACTATAAAAGAGTTTAAAAAACGACATCCTTATGTAAAAAAGATTATTTTTGATAGTAAATATAATCCGTGGATGTCTCATGGAATAATATATTTAAATGATAAATTTGATATATCAGTATACGAAGATGATGTATATATTAAAGAATAATTATATTATGAAGAATGAATTGGACTTTAGTTACAAGTGATAATGAAAACGAAATATATAACTTAATAAATAATAATATACCAGTTGTTTTTGCTAGTAATGAATGGGGTAATGGTTGCTATTATATAAATGAAGCTTATATAGGAATAGGAACTATGGCTAAATGGGGCAATTGGTATTATATACAATTACCAATATTAAATGAATAATCAACCAAAAGTACTCCTGACTATTGAAGGAATAGAGGGAGCCACCTTGCATAGCAAGGGTATTAAGAAAATCAAGTTTATTATCAGAAAGAAAGACTTGTATAGCAAACTTTATACAGGAAAAGATGCTGATAAGATTGTAAGAGTGGGTACTCGTAAGATTGAAGATTTTGAAGCAGTACCTTGTAAGAAATCTATTAAACTTTCTTACGATGCTTACAATTATATGATTTCAAAAGAATCACCAGAATGGTATTTTAAGAAGGATTGGCCTCGTCTTTCTGCAACTAATAGACTTGAATTGCATTTACAGAGAATTTGTGATGCTAATAATGGCAAAAGTTTTACTTATTCAATTCTTGAAGATTAATGACAAGAGAAGAAGTAACTAAACACATTAGAGAATCTCCTAAAAACAATTTTTTATTAATTCTATCTACAGGTTTTGGTAAAACTTATTGTGCTATTGAGTTAATTGAACAAAGAGTAAAAATAGGATTACCAATACTAATTGTAATACCTAGATTAGTTCTTATTGAAAATTGGAAAAAAGAAATTAAAAAGTTTGGTTTAGAAGAATATTTACCTTATATTACTTTTACAACATATCAATCTTTACACAAGCATACAGATGTTAAATGGATTTGTGTTATATATGATGAATGTCATCATTTATCAGACAGATGTAAAGAAATAATCACTAATATAACAAGTGATTATACATTATGTTTGTCTGCTACTGTTAAACAAGATCTTAAACATTGGATAATAGATAAATATAATCCTGAAGTTGTAGAAGTAAATTTAAGAAAAGCTATTGATAATGAAGTTCTTCCTGAGCCAAAAGTGTATTTAATGCCATTACAATTAAATAATACTTTCTTTACAGAAACATTAATAAGAGAGTCCAAAAGTAAAAAGAAATGGGCTGCTTGTTTTTATTCTGATAGATGGAAGTATTTAAAAGATTATAATGTAAAGATTAAATGTACTGAACAACAATACTATAATGAAATATCTAATGATATAGAGTATTGGAAGAGACAATGTATGAGAAATAAATTCTTTAAAAATAAATGGTTACATTTATGTGGAGAAAGATTAAAATGGTTATCTGATCAAAAAACAGAAATAGTATTATATCTTTTAAAACATTTAAAGAATTATAGAACTCTTACATTTTGTAATAGTATTGAACAAACAGAATTACTAGGTAAATATTGTATTAATAGTAAGAATAAATTATCAGGCGAATATCTTGATATGTTTAATAATAAAAAGATTAAACATATTACAAGTGTAAATATGCTTAATGAGGGATGTAATCTTGCTGATTGTAGAATAGGTATCTTTGTATCTATTAATAGTTCAGAAATACTTGTGAAACAGAAAAATGGTAGATTACTTCGTCATAAAGAACCTGTAATTATTATACCTTATTATATTAATACAAGAGAAGAAGAATTAGTAAAACAAATGTTGGAGAATTATAATCCAGAATTAGTATCAACAATAACAAAATTTGAAGATATTGTATTATGATAAACGATAGAAACGAAATTAAGATTTCATTTAAAGAACCAAAGTTTCACATTGATAGGGTTAACAAGGTAGTAGTTTGTATTCTTGAAGGAACTCCTCTTTATCCGAAAGCTATAGATTATACTTTTACTACTATTACAAATTTAATGTATGCAGATATAGATGAAATTAAAGTAAAGGCTATTGCAAAACTATCTCCTGGAGATGAATTTGATGAAAATGTCGGTATGAGAGTAGCACTCGCTAAGGCTGAAAATAAAGCATATGAACAAGTATGCGTTAATCTTAAAGAGTATATGAGAAGTATTAATACTGTTATTGAACAGTGTAAAGATTTCTTTTATAAGAGTGCTAATGTTATTGAACATAATAATAAGTATTTAGAGAAATTTTAATATGAAATTTTATATAGATACAGAAGAATGCAAGAAATTAGAAGTCCCTCTTGATGAAGTATTATACATTATAGGTTTATATTTAGGAGTAGATATTAATACTAATACTTTACACAAGGTGTTTAAAAGAGGAATAATAGAACATGATGGATATGATGCTCTAAAAATAATGAAGAATCCTAAATTAACAGAAAATGGTGTAGAATTAGCTGAAACTTTTATACTTAATAGTGAGTTTAATTCATCAGAATGTAAAAATAGATTTGAAAATTTAGCAGAAAAACTAAGAGAAATTTATCCTAAAGGTAAAAAACCAGGAACCGCTTATATGTGGAAAGATAGTAATGCTATAATTGCTAAAAAATTAAAAGCTTTAACTAAAAAATATGGTAATTGTTTTACAGATGAAGAAGCTATAGAAGCAACTAAAAAATATGTAGAATCTTTTAATGGTAATTATCAATTTATGCAATTGTTAAAATATTTTATTAGTAAGATTACCATAAAAGATGGACAAGCAGAAGAGACTTCTCAATTATTAAGTTATATAGAAAACGCTAAAGATAATAACATAATAGATAACTTTGACGAAATGAGATATGATTAGATTGAGTGAAAGAGTTCTTAATAAATTAGAAGAAAGGCGAGAAAATATTCTTAATGGTAATATTAATTGTATTCCATTTCCATTTGCTAATTTTAGAGAAGATGTTCCTGGTATTGAGCAAGGTAGATACATTTCAATAACAGGAGCAACTAAATCAGCCAAATCTCAATTTGCTTCAGAACTTCTTTTTCAAGCTTTAATATATGCTTATAAACACCCCAATCAATTAGATATTTTAATTAGATATTTTCCTTTAGAAGAAACTCCTGAAGGAATTATGGAAAGATTTATGAGTTATATATTGTTTCTTAAAAGTGGTAAAAATATTAGAATTTCACCATCAGATTTAAGAAGTACTAACAATGATAAGCCTCTTGATAAATCTATTTTAGAAATATTACAATCTGATGAATATCAAGATGTTATAAGATTTTTTGAAGAAAAAGTTATCTTTAGTAAAGCTAAAACTCCAATGGGAATTTATTTAGAATGTAAAGATTATGCTAAAGCTAATGGAATAATACATAGAAAAACTGTTAAATATAAAAACGAATTAGGAGAAACTATAGAATCTGATAATGGATTTGACTATTATGAACAAAATAATCCAAAACAATATAGAATTATATTTGTAGATCATATTAGTCTTATTCAAACTCAACAAGGTATGGATTTAAGACAGTCTATGAATAAGCTTTCAGAGTTTTTTGTTGAATTAAGAAATGATTATAAATATACTCCTATTATAGTACATCAACAAGCAATGTTTGAATCTTTAGATGCTTTTAAAATGGACAAACTTGAACCATCAATTCAAAATCTTGCTGATTCAAAAGCTATAGCTCGTGATTTAGATATGTGTCTTGGTATATTTAGTCCTTATAAATACAATCTCCATGAATATAAAGGATATAATATTAACATATTTAAAGATAATATAAGATTCGTATCTGTACTTCTAAATAGAAATGGATTATGTAATGGAATGTTACCATTATATTTTGATGGTGCTGTAAATTATTTTGCTCCACTGTGCAACCCCAAAGATGAAACAGGGCTTCAAAAAATATATAATTATCTTGATAAAATAAGAAATAAACCTAATAAGGTTTTTATGTTTTTTAATAAATTATTTAATAAATATGGCAAAAATTTTAGTATTGGCTAAATCAGGTTTTGGAAAGACAACTTCTTATTGTGGAAGACAAAAGTTTGGTATAAATGGATTAAATCCTAAAGAAACTTATGTTATTCAGTGTATTGGAAGAGCGACACCAAATCCAGAATATAAACTTACACCATCTGCAGAAATTGCAGATTTAAATAAAGGAAATAGAGTTCAAGTAGATGGAATTGCAGGAATTGATAGATTTAAAAGAGTAGCTGCTATTCTAGAAGCTCTTAAAAAATCTCCATATAAAAATGTTATAATTGATGATTTCAATTATTTATCTCAAGACTTTTATATGGCAAATGCTATGAAAGGAGGATGGGAAACTCCAAAACAAATTGGATATGGAATGGGATTAATTTTCGATGCTTTTAAGAGTTTTCCTGAAGATAAAAATCTTATTTGTTTAGCTCATTATGAAGAATACAAAGATAAAAATGGAGATTCAATTTCTTATAAATTCAAAACTACTGGTAAAATGGTAGATGATTATATCACACCTGAAGGAAAATTTGATATTATTTTATTTGGTAAAGTAGGTTTTGATAATGAAAATAAAAGAGCTGTTAAAGTATTTGTAAAAGAATTTGATGGTGAATATCCTGCAAAAGATAGTCTTGGAGCATTAGATGATCTTCCTGATGAAATTCCTAATGACTTGTCTATTGTGGTAGAAGAACTGAGAAAGATTTATGGATAGAGAAACTATTCTTAAACATTCTAAAAGTATAAGACTTAACTATCAAATATTACCTGATTTTACAGAAGTATTATCAGATTATTGCGAAAGAAAAGCACATCCAGAACATCTACAAGGATTAATACAAATAATCCAACATCCTTTTATAGGTCAAGAAGCGTTAAATCTTATACTTGAAGAATATGAGAAAGAGTTTCATATTATAAGATGTATTAAATTAGAAACACAACAAATAATAGATATTTGGTAATGATGCTAAGTAAAACAGAATTTGCAGCAATTAAAAGAATTAATACAACTGTAAAGGTATTAAATTCAAAGAAGAATGGTTTGATAGCTAAATTGCATCTTCTTGAAAGTCAAATTGCTAACATTGACAAAGAAATTGAAAATTGGGAACTTCCTGTAAAAAATATGACAGGTGGTTTTACTTCTACAGAAGTACTTGATGGTACTTGGAGAATGTGTCCAGAAGAAAAAGTAGAACCAGTAGTAGATGAAATAGATGTAGATAATTACATTAATGTAGATAATAATCTTTAATATTAACAATTTAAACAATTAAAAATATGAATAATCACAATGTATTTTTCGCCTTTGGTAAGGCAGTAGAATCTAAGGAGTCAGTTGAAATTAAGAGATATGTAGGTATTGCACCTGTAAAGATTGTAGCAATTAATCCTACAAAGAAAGAACTTGAGTCTATTTATAATACTACTCTTGAAAAGGAACCAGAGTATCTTGGTAGTATGGAAAGAGATGGTAAGAATATTCCTCATATAAGAATTGACTTCATTGTAAGAACTAATCCTGAGAAGTCTAATGGTATTGATATGACTACTAAGATGTCATTCTTTGTAAGAAAGGCATTTATGACTAACCGTGATAATACTAAGGTTAAGGTTGTAGATAAGTATGGTCGTACAGCTTGGGTAACACAGGATGAGTTTAAGAATAAGCTTGTTCCTCAGTATGCTAATGGTCCAGCAAGAATCGATAGTGCATATAGAGCACTTTATATGGGTGAAGAGGAGCTTCTCAGTTTTGTAAAGAACTATCTTGGCATCAACGATGTTGATGAATATGTTGATGGTAATTGGCGTATGAGAGCTAATCCACAGGATTATGAAGCTGGATTTAATGAAATGGAAAAATGGTTTGGTGGTGATATATCAGAGATTAAGTCTGCTATCGCTATGATGCCAAACAATTATGTTAAGGTTCTCTTTGGTGTAAGACACACTGATGAGGGTAGAGAGTATCAGGATGTATTCACTAGAGCTACCATGAAGTATAATGCTAGAAAGAATACTGTTATTGAGAAGGCTCTTACAGATGCAAAGAATAATGGAGCATATCCTAATTCAGATTTTGAAATCTGTGATTTGAAGGAATATAATCCTACTCCTACAAATCTTAATACACCTGTTAATAATGATGATGACATTCCATTTGGAGACGATCCTTGGAAGTAAAAATAAAGCAATATGTCATTTGGAAAATGCAACAAATCTATATGTCTAGATGACATATTAAATAAAGTAACTGAAGTGGATATACTAAATCATTATTTTGGTATATCCACTTTACCTATTTTAGTAAACAATCCATTACGAGCAGATAAGAATGCTTCTTTGAGTATATTTCTTAATGATAATGATAATATAATTTTAAAAGATTTTGGATCATACAAATCTTATAATTTATGGTCATTTCTAATGGAATACTGGAATTTAGATTATGATAGTGTTCTTGAAAAAATTGTTAATGATTTAAAAGATATTAATAGTACACTATATCAATTAAAATCAAAGAAATACAAACAACAAATAAGAAGTAAATCTATTCTTGAATGCAAAGTAAGAGAATGGAAAGATTACGATTTACAATATTGGGAATCTTATGGTATATCTTTACCTTGGTTAAAGTTTGGAGAAGTATATCCTATTTCACATACTTTTATAACTAAAGATAATAAAAGATATGCTTTTAGAGCAGAAAAATATGCTTATGCTTATGTAGAAAGAAAAGATAATATTGTCACATTAAAGATTTATCAACCTAAAAGTTCAAATAGAAAATGGACTAATAGTGGTAATGCGTCTATATGGGATTTATGGTCACAATTACCTAAAGTAGGAGATAAATTATTTATTACTTCTTCTAGAAAAGATGCTTTATGTTTATGGGAAAATACAATGATACCTGCTATTAGTATGCAAGGAGAAGGGTATATTCCTAAACAGTCTGTAATTGATGAATTGAAATCTAGATTTAAAAATATTTATATATTTTTTGATAATGATTTTGATAAAGATGAAAATCACGGTAGACAATATGCACAATTTCTTTCAAAAACATTTGATATTCCTTATATAGAAATACCAAGTGAATATGAAGTAAAAGATCCATCAGATTTTGTAAATAAATACGGTAGAGAAAAACTAAAACAATTAGTAAACGAATTAATATGAAATACGGAAGACTTTTTAGAAATTATATAGAAGATTTCGCTCATACTCCATCTACAAATAGATGTAGTACATTGCCTTATAAAGAGTTGAAATTAATGGCTAAGAATATGTATCCTATTATCAAAGATGAAATTATCATTGATAATATTAATAACCCTTTGATAAATTATCAAAGAAAAAATCAAGAAGAGCTTGCTATTTCAGTATATGAGGCTCTGAATTTAATGTATTAATATAATATGGTATGAAGCATTTGATTGTAAGATCCAGGAATAAATCCTGTGCTCCATTAAGAGAACTTGAAGTGCCTATTACTACTATATATAGAATGGGCAGTACCACACCAACAGAACAAATTACAAAAAGAAAGAAATATATTGAAATTAATTCTATAAACTCTTGTAAAATATCTGGAAATAAAATATTAATGAAGCGTAGAATTAGACACGCTCATTGTCCTACAGCTGAATATTTTGTAGGAAACAATAATGAACAATCTTTTCTTGATATTTGTGAAAATAGACTTAACAAATGGAAGAATGGTATTATTGCTAAAAGAAAGAATTCTTCAAAAGGAGAAGGTTTAGCAAGACTTACTACAACAACAGATTGTTGGGAATTTTATTATGAAAATCAAGGAGATTTACATAATTGGATATTTGAAAGATATTATACTTATACAAAAGAATATAGAATTCATGTAACTAAAGACGGATGTTTTTATGCTACTAGGAAGATGTTGATTGAAGGGAAAGAAAATAGATGGCACAGACATGCTGATAATTCAGTATTTATTCTTGAAAACAATGAGTTATTTGATAGACCAAGTAACTGGGAAGACATTGTTGAATCTTGCGTCAATGCTTTAAAAGCTATAGGATTAGATATAGCTTGCTTTGATGTTAAAGTTCAAAAAAATAATGTAGATTATCCTAAATACATATTACTTGAAAGTAATAGTGCTCCTTGTTTAAAAGATGTTGGTATTAATGCGTATAAAGAACAATTAAATAAATTGATTAATGCTAAATATAGATTTTAAATACCTTGAATTTTGGACTTATTATTCAAGTAAAGGCACATTAGACAAAAAGTTAAAAAGAGAATGGTGTTTTAGTAATGTTTTTGGTGGATTAGAACATCAGAAAAATGAATATGTTTTATACATATATAACAATGGCCATTTAACAAATAAAGATAATAATTGTCTTATAACAAAAGAGCAACTTATAGAACATATTAATGAAATTAATAAATTTTATAAGTTTAAATATAAGTTTAAGACTATTAAAGATGGCTACAAGTTAGAATTTACTATTGATGCACCAATAATGTATCATAAAATTATTTTATCTTGGTTAAGATATTCTTATGAATTTCCTTTTAATGTAACTCTATATGAATTATTTAAAGTAAGAGAAGAAAAAGGGTTTAAAAGACTTACAATGTTAAATCTTTTTAATCTTATAGGAGCAACAATGCATTGTACAAAACATGGTACTAGCATTCATTCTATTGGAGTATTTTATGACTTTAAAGATTTAATATCTTATAAAGATTTTAAAAAGGAAATAACAAAAGATATAAAAATAAATCCTAATATGCAAATTAATGATATATTAAATGTTGTAAATGAGGATGATTTTGATATTTTAGACTTACCTTTAGATAAGAGATTAAATCATACTGACTATTGGGAAGACCAAGAAGAGTATAAGAAAAGACTTAAAGTTTATAAAAAGAATTTAAAAACCCTTAAAAACTATTATAAGTAATATGAAAAATGTATATGTAGTAGGAGAAGCAAAGCATTATGCTAATTTTATAACAGGTGTAAAACTTGTAGATACTTTGGAAAAAGCAGATATTGTTATTTTTACTGGTGGAGAAGATGTAGATCCTTCACTATATGGTGAAGAAAAGTATCAAGAGACTTTTTCAAATATAGAAAGAGATTTATATGAAAAATCTATATTTGAACAGATTAAACCTACTCAACTTGTAGTGGGTGTATGTCGTGGGTCTCAGTTTCTCTGTGTAATGAATGGGGGTAAATTAGTACAGCATTGTACTAATCATGGTATTTGGGGTACACATCCTATATATTGTCCACATACAAATACTTTGTATGAAATTACATCTACTCATCATCAAATGCAGTATCCTTATAATCTTGATAAAAAAGATTATACAATATTAGCAATATCTCAGAATAACAGTTCTTATTGTTATGATGGAACAGGTATTGATGAAATGGAAATAGTTAGACATGGAGAACCTGAAATAGTATTATATCACAAAGAAGATACTCCTAGATGTATTGCTATTCAAGGTCATCCTGAATATATGAGAAAAGATGCTCCTGTAGTAAAGTATCTAAATACAATTATTAATGAAGAACTTAAAGAAATAAATAACTATGAGATTAAATAACATTAAAGTAGGCGCAGATCCTGAACTTTTTATTATTAATAAGAATACTAATAAAGTAATATCTTCTATAGGCCTTATCCCTGGAGTAAAGGGAGAAGCCTATAGAGCACCAGATATGCCAAAAGGCTACGGATTACAGATAGATAATATTTTAGCAGAATTCAATATTCCTGCTGTTAATAAAAAGGTAGATTTTATAAAAGCAATAACTTATATGCAGGATTATATTAGAGATTATGTTCAAAAAGTTAATCCTGAATTAGATATTCAATGTATTGCTTCTAGAGATGTAGATGAAGATCAACTTCAATCACCAGAAGCAAAACTATTTGGTTGTGATGTAAGTTATAATGCTTATACAGAAGATGAGAATCCTAAACCAGACGGTGAAAGAGGCACACTTAGAAGTGCAGGATGTCATCTTCATATTTCATACAAAACACCTAACCCTGCAACATCTATTAAACTGATTAAATACTTGGATATGTATTTAGGAATTCCTTCAGTTATACTTGATCCAGATACTAAAAGAAGAACTCTTTATGGTAAAGCTGGAGACTTTAGGCTTAGGCATTATGGTTTAGAATACAGGTCATTAAGTAGTTATATGATGTCTTCTAAAGAACTTCTTACTTTTGTATGGGAAGGTTTAACAAAGGCTATAAAGGCTTATGAATTTAATTTACCTTTAATTGATTCTGATATAGTACAACATGTTATTAACAACAGTGATGTTGATAAAGCTAAAATGTTGGTAAATGATTTTAATCTAATGTAATTATGTGTGGATTATTTGGCATTATTAATATAAAGAAATCTAAATTTGATAAAACCTTATTTAATGTTTTAGGTATTCAAAATGATTCCAGAGGAGGAGACTCCTGTGGAATCTTTATTGATGGTAAAACAGAGTATGGAGTAAATGACAAAAAATTATATTCAAAATTTTATAAAACTAGTGAAGTTCTTAAAAATACAACAAAATGTAAAATTGCTTTAGGTCATTGTAGAAAAGCTTCAGTAGGTACAATAAACGAATCTACTGCTCAACCTGTTGTTTTAAAAGATTCTGATGGTAATATAGAATTTGTAGTAATGCATAATGGTACTATATTTAATTATAAAGCATTAGCTCAGAAATATATACCAGATGTTGATATTACAAATTTAACAGACAGTCAAGTAATGGCTAGAATATTTTATCATAAAGGATATGACTGTCTTTCAGAATATTATGGAGGAGCAGTATTTGTTATTGTAGACTATAGAAATAGAGATCCTAAAATAATGCTTTTTAAAGGTTGTTCTAAAAGCAATAGTTCATCTACAATACCTACAGAAGAAAGACCTTTTTATTTTGTACATTCAGATGATACTTTTATATTTTCTTCAATAGGTTCATTTCTAGCTGCTTCTACACCAGAAGAATCAGTTTGGACATTAAAACCAAATGAACTTATAGAAGTAAAGGGAGATGATATTTATATTGTTTCAGAACATCCAAGAGATAATGTTATGCAAACGCTTCCCAGTAATGTCTCTGCGGTCTATTATAGAAACACATATGGATACTGTGATGACGACTTCTATGCTTGGGATAATTTCAATAAAAAACAAACTACTAAAGAAGTTGAAACTCCTTTTTCTTTAGAAGGTAAAACAATAAGAGTTACAACAGATGGTATTTATCATATTGACAATATACCAGCTCATGGTAAATTTATAATAGACTGTGATGGTAAGATATATAATAATACAAAAGCTGGTACTAACTCTTATTGGTTTTGGGATGGTGTTTTGCTATATGGTAATGTAGAGTATATATACTTGCAAAATGCATGTAAACATTTTAGTTTATCTCATGAAGATATTAAATGGGTATGTCCTGAAATATTAAATTATTTAAGTCCTTATCCTATGTTAGATCCTGATTATATAGGAAATAATGAAGGAGATGTTTGGCTTAAATGTACTGATTTAAATACTTTCGTACCATATACAGGAAGTCTTCATAGACTTTTAGAAGGTAAATCTGAGTATTATAAAGAAGGACATTCAAATCATTCTATCTGGAAAGGTAAAACAGAAGCAGTGATTCGGTTTAATGACCTTTATAAGGCAAAAAAGATTAATTTTAGTCATCTTTATAAATTATTGAACTAATGATTGTAGTTAACGAACAAACAAGAAAAAGAACTCATCTTTTCAAAACAATTAGAGGAATTGTTTATAAAGATGATAATTATATAGAATTTGGATATTTTATTCCTACTATTGATACTCTTATAACAGAATATAATGGTAAAATGTATTATGACATTAGAAAAGATTTAAAAGTAATGGAGGTTTTTTCAAAATTAGAAGGAACTAAAAAGTGTTTTCTAGAAGGCGATACTGCTAATATAGAAACACATTTAAATGTATTTGGAAATGGTAGATTTCCATATTTTATAGCAAGAGAATATGAAGCAGAACATTACATTGATATGTTTGAAGAAAAAGTAGAAGAGCAGTCTTCTATAAATTATCCTTATTCTAAAGATGTAAAATATTCTTTTGGTATAGAGTTTGAAACAGCTGCAGGTTATTTACCTGAAAATAAATGTTTCGATTTAGGTCTTATTCCTCTTAGAGATGGTTCTATTAGTGGTATAGAATATTCTACAATTCCTCTTTATGGTAATGAAGGTTTAAATCTTTTGAAGAGACAACTTGATTGTTTAAAAGAATATACTTATACTAATAAAGAGTGTTCTACACATATTCATTTTGGAGGTTATCCTGTAGAAGAAAAAGCTATTTATATTTTATATAAATTGTGGTATTATATGCAATATAATATATTAGATTATATTCCAACTTGGAGTTATTCTACTGGTAATTTTAAGAAGAATGAAAAGAACTATTGTGATACTGTTCCTGACTTTGATGATTTCAAAAATTTATATAGATTTTATGCTTGTCAGAGTTATATGGGAGATTTGTATCAACCTCATCCATGTGATATAGAAAAAAGAGCTAAATGGAATATTAAAACCAGATATTATAACTGCAATTTTATAAATATGTTGTGTTATAATGCTGCTAAAACAGTAGAATTTAGATTTCTTACTCCTACATATAGTTTTGAAAAACTATCGACATTCATTTTGATGTTTAATGCTATCTTGAAAAAAGCAGAAAGTATTTATAAAGAATATAAAGATAAATCTTATACTGCTATTAATGGTTATTTTTATACTAAATATGATGAAGGTTTGTTAGATATAAAACACATAGTTAAAGAAGTGTGTGACAACACTACTTCTGATTATGTATTAAATAATATGAAGAAGCTTATTTGGCTAAAACAAACACAACAAAATGTAGGAGATTATAATGGTGGCAGATTAGACATAGAAAATAGATATTTTCCAGATGGAAAACAAGAAAATTAAAAATGCTCAACAAAAAGAATACAATGGAATAAAATTTAAATCTCTCACTGAAGTAATGGTATATAAAACATTACTTCAGGAGGGATTTGAACCATTTTATGAAGGGACTAAATATGTAATATGGCAAGGTTTTAAACCAGAAATACCTTTTTACAAACCTGATAAAAAAACTAAAAATTTAGTATTACAAACTTCAAAAATAAAAGATATTACATATACTCCTGATTTTGTGTTTATGGCTCCAGATAATAAAACTGTTATTATATTTGAAGTTAAAGGACACGAAAACGATTGTTACCCTATGAAAGAAAAAATGTTTAGAGCTAAATTAGAAAGATTATTAAAAGAAAATAATCAACCTACAATGTTTTTTAAAATAGGAACTAAAAAACAATGTTTAGAAGCAATTAATATTATAAAAGAATATTGCTATGAAAATTAGTCCTGTAAAAATTATTACAGCTTTGTGTAAATATCTTCCTGAAAAGGATAAATTTTATGCAGATGCTTTTATTATTAGAAGAGATTTTACATCTTTAAGAGATTTGGTTGAATCTGATATACGAAAAGTAGAAAAGAATTTAACTAAAGAAAACCCAAAAGAAGAATTATTAGATATACAAATAGATAAATTAAGAACTCTTCTTAACAAAATTGATGAGTACTTAATTCTTTTAGGAGAAGATTTAACTCAATTTGTAAGTGAAGAAGATTTCAATGAAGAAGCAGAAAATTATGCAGATGATTGGTAAAAAGAGTTTAAAAAATATATGGATTTAGTGTGTCTAATATAAATAAATATGTTAATGGTAAACAAAAACATCATAAAAAATATATATGGAAGTACAAAGAAAAAGTTTAAAAACATTAGCATTAAATATTACAGAAGAAGAGTATCGTGCAGATCCAGCATATAGTTATTCAACACTTGCTAAATTTGATAGAGAAGGCTTTGAAAAGATTGATACTTTATTTGATAGAGTTGAAAGTCCATCTTTGTTATTTGGTAGCTGTGTAGATACTCTTCTTACTGATGGTCAAGAAGCATTTGATGCTAGATTTTTTGTTGCAGATTTTCCTGAAATGACAGATAATATTAAAAAGATTGTAGATTCTGTATTTAAAGCACATGGTGAAGAATATACTTCTTTAGATAAAATACCAGATGCTCTTATTATAACAGTTACTGAAATGCTTGATTATCAAAAGAACTGGAGACCAGAAACTAGAGCAAAAGTAATTAGAGAAAAAGGTTCTGAATATTATAATCTTCTTTATCTTGCTGGAGATAAAACTGTTATTACATCAAGTTTTTATGCAGATGTTTTGGCTTGTATTGAAGAATTAAAAACTTCAGAAGCAACTAAATGGTATTTTCAAGATGATGATCCTTTTGATGACAATATTGAAAGACTATATCAGCTTAAATTTAAAGGAGAATATGAAGATATTAATCTTCGTATTATGATGGATTTAGCAGTTGTTGATCATAAAAATAAGATTATATATCCTTGTGATTTAAAAACATCTTATAAAGAAGAGTATAATTTCTTTAAATCCTTTATTGATTGGAGATATAAACAAATTAATTATATATCGTAATAAACTTATAAATAACAGTAATATTACCAAATATTATTCTTATTTTTGTATAAATAATTAAAATTTATACAAATGGATAAGAGAAAATTAAATCGAAAAGTTTTTAAAATTTCTGATGAAGAAATTAAAAGAATGTATTTAGAAGGAAATAGTATGAGTGCTATTGCGAAAGTAGCACAAGACACTAAAGGATTAATGGCACTTCGTAATAAACTTCATGATTTAGGAGTTGATACTACTAAAAATATAAAACGTTACTCCTCGAAATTCTCAAAAGCGTTTAAAAAATATGATTTAGATGAGCATATTTTTGACACTGTTGATACGGAAGAAAAAGCCTATTGGCTAGGATTCTTATACGCTGATGGTTACAATCATGAAAGTAAAACTTGTATTTCTTTAAGACTGCAATACAGTGATATTGAAATTTTAGAAAAATTTAAAAGTTTCTTAAAAACTAATGTTCCTATTTATAAATGGACTAGAACTACACAAGTTAATAAAATTGAAAAAGATTATTGTGAAGTTAATATTTGTTCAGTGTATTTAAGCCAACAATTAGCTAAATTAGGCTGTGTACAAGGTAAAACTTATACTCTTGAATTTCCAGATTTTTTAGATAAAAATTTATATAATCATTTTCTAAGAGGTTATTTTGACGGAGATGGTTGTATAAGTGTTAAAGATAGACTTAATCGTAGAAAAAGAAATGGTAACTGTATGAACTATCAAGCCAATATTACAGGAAGATATGAGTTTATACAAGAATGTGAGAAAATTATTTCAAAAAATACTAATATACCATTGGGTAAAATACAAAAATTTAAAAATAATTTTGCAGTGTCCATTCATTATAGCGGAAAATATCAAGTAACTAAACTTCTAAATTATTTATATAACAATGCTACTATTTATTTACAAAGAAAATACGATATATACAAAGAATATTGTATCTCGGCAGAGTAATCTGTAATAATAAAAAACTTCGTGAATTCAGAGAAACTCCTTATAGGACAACTCTGAGCCAAGCCTCAATGAGGAAGGTGCAACGACTATTCCGAAAGGAAGTACATTCAAGTGAATGGAAGCGCGAAGCCCCTATTTAGGGTGATGATATAGTCTAATCTGCGTGGTAACATGCAGCAGTTCATAAGAGAACGCATATAAATTAACGACTTATATGGAATACAACGAATATTCAAGCTCAATTATATTGGGAGATATTAAGACAAAATCTTAATAAAGATCCTTATTTTAAGGACTTTAAATTAGCAGATTATAGGTTTATTGTTGTTTGTAACAGAACTAGAAATCCTCTTGTATGGGAATACTATGATACTACAAGAGAAACTGATATGGTTTATGGTAAAGACAGACAAATTAAACTTAGAAATTGGAGAAGAATAGTTAAAGATTTAAATTATTATTTAACTCAGACTCCTAAAGTACCTATTGGAATTAATGTAGAAGGTACAAACGATATAATTCATTGGTTAAACAATTATTAATATGAATACTAGAAGTGAAGTTGTAAAGAGAGATGGAAGTATAGTACCATATCAACCTGAAAAGGTAAGAAAAGCACTTGAATCAGCATTTAGAAGTACTGGTATTGAACCTTGTACAGTAAATATTGATTACATCGTAACCATTATTTCTAATATGTTTGAAAGAACTAACCCTATTCCAGTAGAAGATATTCAAGATTTTATAGAATATCATTTAATGAAAGATGGTTGGTTTGATACTGCTAAAGCATTTATACTTTATAGAGAAAAACATAAACATATTAGAGAATTTGCACAAAAGAAAATTGATTTTATTAATAATTATGCAAAAAGTGATAATACTGCAGATGCTACTATAGATGACAATAGCAATGTAAGTAATCATAATGTAGCCGTTCTTAATGCTGAAATTCATAAAGAAGACAATGTAGCTATTAATCTTAAAATACTTGAGAATAAACTTAAATCTTTATATCCAGATTTTGATGCTACACAAATGTATAAAGATTTTAATACTACAATGTATTTGCACGATTCATCAAGCCAGATTGGTATGCCTTATTGTGTAGCAATTAGTTTATACCCTTTCTTACTTAATGGTATTAAAGATTTAGGAGGTTTATCAGCAGCGCCTAAAAATCTTGATAGTTTTTGTGGTATGTTCGTAAACCTTGTATTTGCTGTAGCGGCCCAATATAAAGGAGCTGTAGCAACACCAGGATTTTTCTTATGTATGGATTGGTTCTGTAGAAAAGAATGGGGAGATGATTACCATCTTAATAAAGATAGGTGTATTTCTCAATTTACTAATAGAACAATTACTATACAAAAGCAAGTACATCAATATTTCCAACAAGTAACATATTCAATCAATCAGCCTTCAGCTGCAAGAGGTGCTCAAAGTGTTTTTTGGAATGTTTCAATATTTGATAAAGCATTTTATGAAACAATGTATGGAGATTTTAAATTCCCAGATGCATCTTCTCCTAATTGGGAATCCTTCAATTGGCTACAGAAAGAATATCTCCATTGGTTAAATCAAGAGAGACTTAAATGTATATTGACTTTTCCTGTTGTTTCAACGGCTCTTATTTATAAAAATAATAAATTTGTAGATGAGGATTTATATAAATACGTTTGTAAAGAATATGAACAAGGTAATTCATTTTTTACCTATATAAGTGATTCTGCTGATAGTTTATCATCTTGTTGTAGACTTTCTTCTAAAATAGAGAAACCACAATTTAATTTTACTAATGGTCAACTTGGTGAAATGACTGGAAGTAAAAATGTTATCACTCTTAATTTAAATAGAATTGTTCAAGACTATTGTAAACTAGCAAAATATAAGAAAGATTGTTTACTCAAAGATGATATAAATATTTGGTCAGAAGGATTTAAAGAATTTCTTAAAGAAATTCTTGAGAAAGTGTATAAATATCAAACTGCTTATAACGAATGTCTTTATGAACTATTTGAAGCAGGAATGTTACCAGTATATTCCGCAGGTTTTATTAATTTAAAGAAACAGTATCTTACAATAGGTATTAATGGTCTTAATCAAGCTGCAGAATTTCTTGGATTTAATTGTAATAAAAATAAAGAATATAAAGATTTTTGTAATTTAGTATTTACTACAATTAAAGAAGAGAATTCTAAACATAAGACCAAAAAAGAGATGTTTAATACTGAATTTACTCCTTGTGAATCTGCATCAATAAAACTATATAATAGAGATAAAAAAGACGGATACTGGGTTCCAGATGATACTAACTTATATGCTAGTTATATTTTTAAACCTAATGATACTGAAATATCTGTATTAGACAAACTTTACTTACATGGTGCTGATTTTTGTGGAGACAATCTTGACGGAGGTTCAGCTGCTCACATTGGATTAGAAGAACATTTAAACGCGTCTCAATATGAAAAACTTATCAAATATGCAGCAGAAATAGGTTGTAAATACTTTACATTTAACGTACCTAATTGTGAATGTGAAGATTGTGGGTTTATAGCTAAACAACCTTTTACAACTTGTCCTAAATGTAATAGTATAAATGTTAGTCTTTGGGATAGAGTTATTGGATATTTAACTAAAATTAAAAACTGGTCTAAAGGTAGAAGAATTGAACAAAAAACAAGAGTGTATCATGGTAGACATACAGTATATTCAGAATAATATTAAAGAAGGATTTCAACTTAATCCTAATGAAAAAGTAGTTAATGCTATTATCAAAGGTATTAATAGATGTGATGGAGATTGTCCTTGTAATAATTCATCAGATGAGATTAAATGCCCTTGTAGTAATTATCGTTTAAAAGATATGTGTTGTTGCGGATTATATGTTAAAATACCACAGTAATTATATAGGTTTTAGAGAGATACCTGATGAAATAACTCTTTGTATTAATATTAGTAATTGTCCTAATAATTGTATTGGTTGTCATAGTCCTCATTTAAGAAAAGATGTTGGAAAAGTATTAGATGCGGCATCTTTAGAAGAAATGATTAAAAACAATGACGGAATTACTTGTGTTTGTTTTATGGGTGGAGATAATAGTCCTTCTACTATTAACTGGTTAGCTTATTTAGTTAAACACGATTATAATTTAAAATCTGCTTGGTATAGTGGTAAACAAGACATAAGTCGTAGTATAGATGTATCTTTTTTTGATTATATTAAAGTAGGTCCTTATATAGAAGAAAAGGGACCTTTAGATAATCCTAATACTAATCAGGTTTTATATAAAATAGAATGGTTAAATGACAGAGATTCTACAATAGGACAATCTAAATTTAATTTAGAAAATATAACTTATAAATTTTGGAAATGATCAAAGTATTTTCAACACAATATTTAGCAGAAAATCCTGAGAATAAAAATGAATTGTTTGTAATTACAGTTAAAGATACATTCTTTTTAGGAATGAGAATTAGACATGAAGAACACTGTAATTATGATTTAGCTTTAATTGATAGGTTTAAACCTCAACTTAATCCCCCTAAAGCTAAAAAGATAGGATTTAAAACAAATGCTAATACTAAAAAGAAGAAAAAGAATGAAAATAAAAGTAAAATATCACAATCCTAACTGTAAGTTTAATTTTATAGATAAAGGAGAGTGGGTAGATTTAAGAGCATCAAGAACTATTGAATTCAATGCTCCTAAATTTGATGAATATAATGGAGAATGTAAGTTTGATTATAAACTTATTCCATTAGGATTTGCTATGCAATTACCAAAAGAGTTTGAAGCAGTAGTACTTCCTAGAAGTAGTACTTTTAAAAGTTGGGGAATATTACTTGTTAATTCTCAAGGTGTAATTGATAGTAGTTTTTCTGGTCCAAATGATATATGGCATTTTCCTGCTATTTCAACTAGAAACAGTGTAATTTTAGAAGGTGAAAGGATATGTCAATTTAGAATTCAGCCTAGTCAAAAGGCATCAATTTGGACTAAAATTAAATGGCTTTTTACAAATAAAATCGAGTTTGTAGAGGTAGAAGATTTGCATAATGCAAATAGAGGTGGATTTGGAACAACTAAAAATAATTAAATGATTTATATTTGTTTATTCATTACATGTGCTGCTATTATTGCTATAGCAGCACTTATTAGAAAGTATTCAAAGAGATATAAGAGTGCTATCTCTTTTAGAGAATCTCTTGATTTGACAGGACTTCCTGTTATAACATTTAGTCAAGGTAAAAATAGATTTAATTTCTTGTTAGATACTGGTGCAACTAATTCTGTTATTAATGAAGCACAATTGACTAATATTAAACATAGTGTTATAGAAGGTGCTACATGCGAAGTATATGGTATTGAAGGTAATACTCAAACAGTTCCTTTTGTAGAAATTAATTTTAGTAGAGATATTAATTATAAAGGATGTTTTCAAGTAGTTGATATGGCTGTTGCTTTTGATAGTGTTAAAGCAGAAACAGGTGTTACTATTGTAGGAATTCTTGGTAATGATTTCTTTCAGAATTATAAATATGTATTAGATTATAATACTATGATAGCATATTCAAAGCTATGATTTATTTAGTAACTGGTAATTTACAATTATTTGAATCGCATGAATATAGTTTAATTTCTTTAGAAGAATCTCTAAATAAATTATCAACTTGGAAAATGTTTCAATTTGATAGTGAAACAACTGGTAGAAATCCTCACATAAATGATTTTTTATGTATACAATTTGGTAATATTGAAGGTACAGAACAAATAGTAGTAGATACTACGACTGTGAATGTGCTTAATTATAAAGATTATATAGAATCTAATTTTATGATTGGTCAAAATCTTAAATTTGATATTCAATTTCTTTATAAATATAGCATTATACCAAGAAAAGTATATGACACTATGATAGTAGAACAACTATTATATATGGGTTATCCTGCAGGTATAATATCATACTCTTTAAAAGCAATTGCTGATAGGTACTTAGGAATTGATATTGATAAATCAGTTAGAGGTGAAATTATTTGGAGAGGATTAGATACTAGTGTTATTAAATATGCTGCTGGAGATGTTCAATTTCTTGGAAATATAATGAAATTACAACTTAAAGAATGTGATAAAAAAAATTGTAAAATAGGAGCTAAATTAGAATGTGATTTTGTACCTGTAATAGCATATCTTGAATGGTGTGGAATAAAACTTGATAAAAATAAATGGAGAGCTAAAATGATGAATGATAATATTAAATTACAAAACGCTCTTAATAATCTTAATAATTATTGTATAAATCATCCTAAATTACAAAAATGGGTTTATGTTGATTTACAAGGAGATTTATTTTCAGGTTTTAATACAGATCCTCAATGGAAAATAGATTGGCAAAAAGATGAAGCAAAAGAAGTATTTAAAACTTTAGGATTTAAACTAGATACAATAAGTAAAACAACTAAAAAAGAAACAGAATCAGTTACAGAAAAATTATTATCTGTTCAAAAAGGAATAGATGATGTATTTTTAAAACTTTATTTTGATTATCAAGGATATTATAAAGTAACTACTTCATTTGGTCAAGGTCATTTAAATCTTATTAATCCTATTACTGGTAGAATTCATACTAATTATTGGCAAATTGGAACCGCTTCTGGTAGAATGTCTAGTGGAAGTGGCGAGGATTCAGATATAGCAAAATTAAAAAAGTTACCTTCTAGTAAAGTTAAAATGGTAAATATGCAACAATTACCACATGATGCTGAAACTAGAAGCTGTTTTGTTGCAGAAGAAGGTAATTTATTTTGTTCTTGTGACTATGCAGCAATGGAAGCTAGAATAGGAGCAGAAGTATACAATGAAAAAACACTATTAGATGAGTTTCTTTACGGCTCTGGAGATACTCATGCTGCTTATGCTAAAGTAGTATTTGCAGATGAGCTTAAAGATGTAGCAGTAAAAGATATTAAAAAAGTAAGACCCGATTTAAGAAATAAAGTTAAATCTGTAGAATTTGCTGTTCAATTTGGATCAGATGGTACAGCTGTTGCTCCTCAATTAGGTATTCCAGTAGAAGAAGCTAGACAGTTAGTTAATAATCTTCTTAAAGGAATGACAGGATTAGCTAATTTTAAAAGAATAGGTAGTCAAAATGTTAGAAAATTAGGTTATGTAGAAGCCCATCCTTTAACAGGGCATAAATGCTATTGGTGGGATCATCAAAAATGGCTAGAAAGACAAGCATCATTTACATCAGAATTTTGGGATAATTATAAATTATATCATAAAGGAACAGATAGTGCTATAGCTAAAGAAGTTAAAGAACATTTTCAAGCTGCTTCTAAATGGGATAGAATGGCATTAAATATTCCAACACAAGGCGGAGGCGCTATTGTATTGAAAGAAGCTTCTATAAGACTGTTTAATTGGATAATTGACAATAACTATTTTAATAAAATACTATTAGTAAATTTAACTCATGATGAAATTAATTCAGAATTCCCTAAAGAAGTAACAGAATGGCCTTCTATTGTGGCTAAAACAATGCAAAATGCTGCTGCTAAATATTACTATAAATTACCTATTCCAGCAGAAGCAGAAGTATCAACTTGTTGGGTACATTAAAAATTAACAATATGAAAGAAAAAGAAATGGTAAATCATCCACAGCATTATGCTGTAAATGGTATGGAATGTATTGATGCAATGCTACAATTGTATGGTAAAGATGCTGTATTAAACTTTTGTATGCTTAACTCATTTAAATACCAATGGAGATGTAATAGAAAAGATAATTGCAAAGAAGATTTAGCTAAAGCTAGATGGTATCTTAATAAATATTTAGAACTACTTGAACAAGATGAATAAAGTTTTATTTAATAAAGAAGCGTTTGATATATTAAAAGAAGGAGTCGATACATTATGTAATGCTGTTAAAGTTACTTTAGGTCCAAATGGTAAAAATGTTTTAATATTTAATAACTATGGTGATGCCCATCTTACTAAAGATGGCATCACTGTAGCCAATAATGTTAAATCTGATGATCCTATTATTAATGGTATTATTAATGTTGTAAGAGAGGCTTCTGCTAATAATGCTAAATCTGTAGGAGACGGAACAACTACTACTTTAGTATTAACTCAAGCTATATTTAATGACGGTCTCAATCTTCTTGAAGAAGGAGTTAATCCTACTCTATTAAAAGAAGGAATGGATGAGGCTTTAAAAGATATTATTATTGAAATAGAAAAATCTTCTGAAAAAATTAACATTGATGACAGAGAGAGACTTAAACAAATTGCTTATATATCAGCTAACAATAAACATGATGTGGCTGATACAGCAGTTGAAGCTGTGTCAATTGCAGGCGAATCGGGTGTTATTAGAATTGAAGATTCGAGAACTTCAGATACAACTGTTAAAGCTACAAATGGATTAACATTTGATAGAGGTTATTTATCACCATATTTTGCTAATGGAAATACGACAATTACTTATGAAAATCCTATTATTTTTGTATCGAATATAGAACTTACTAATAATACATTAGTAACTCTTATGAAAGATGCAAAAGCTGAAAATAAACCTCTTATTATTATAGCTCCTGATTTTAATGAGAATATATTTACAACAATGTATAAAAATCATATCGCTGGAGCTGTACAAATTTGTCCTATTAAATGTCCAGGATTTGCAGGTAATAGAGAACAATGGTTAGAGGATATTTGTATTTATTCAGAAGCAACTCTGTATAAAAATAATAATGTATCTCCTATTAATAATATTGGTAATGTAGATAAAATTATTATTAGTAAAAACGAAACTTCTTTGATTCATAGTGATATGAGAAAAGGAGTATTTGAGCATCTTCGTTTGTTAGATAAACAGTTAGATGATGCTACAGAGCAATATGAAATTGATAATATCAGAGAAAGAAGAAGTAGATTAGCAGGTAATGTTGTAACTATTTATGTAGGAGCAACTACAGAGTTAGAACTTAAAGAAAAGAAAGACAGAATTGAAGATGCAGTATGTGCATTACAAACTGCTCTTAAAGGTGGTATTTCTGAAGGTGGTGGTATGACTTTTGCTAAAATAGGATTAAATTTAAATTGTTCAGAAGAAAACGAAGATGATTTTATAGATGGGTATAATCTTATTAAAAATATTTTATTAAAACCATTTGAACAATTATGCGTTAACTCTGATAATAATTATTCTGTACTATCAGCAGCTTTATATGCAGCAGAAAATAAAGGCTTTAATTTTAAAACTCAACAATGGGAAAACTTTAAAGAAACTGGTGTAATTGATCCTACTTTAGTTTTAAAGAATGCTATTACTAATGCTATAGGCATTGCTTCAAACTTATTAACTACTAATTGTATAACTTATAAAGAATCATGAATCAACTATTTAGTTTAGATGATATTGTATTAATTCCTGCGGTATTTAGTCATATAAAATCTAGGCAACAGTGCTCTCCTTATATAAGAGAGCACTCGTTGTTGCCAGGAACTAATGCTAAACTACCATTATTTACAGCTCCTATGAGTTGTGTAATTGATGAAAATAATTATCAAGAATTTAATAAATGGGGAATTAACACTGTTATTCCTAGAAATATTGATATTACTACAAGATTGAATATGGCTAAAGATACTTTTGTGGCATTAGGGTTAGAAGAATTTAAACTTTTAATTGAAAGAGAATCTTTACCTTATAAAATGTATATTCTCATAGATGTTGCTAATGGTCATATGTATCAACTATATGAATTAGCTAGATATGCTAAAGAAAAATACAAAGATAATCTTGTATTAATGGTTGGTAATATTGCTAATCCTGTAACTTATTTAGAATATTCTAAAATAGGAGTTGATTTTGTCAGAGTAGGTATAGGTACTTCTCCTGTATGTACTACTTCAGCAAATTCAGGAATACATTATCCTATGGGAAGTCTTTTAGAAAGTATTGGAATAATCAAAGATGAAAATAAAAGACTTTTTAATAAACAAGGATGGAAATTTGCTAATATTGTAGCAGATGGTGGTTTTAGTAATTTTGATCAAATCAATAAAGCTTTAGCATTAGGAGCTGATTTTGTAATGCTTGGTAAAATATTTGCTAAAACACAAGAGGCTTGTGGTAGAATGATGTCTGAAGTATACCCTCATAATTTAGATGTTCCTTTTACTGAGTTTATAAAAGATAAAGATATTAATACTGTTAAGTACTATAAAAGTTTTAGACATTATTATGGAATGTCTACTAAAAAAGCACAAAAAGAATTTGGTAAAGAAGGTAATAAAACTGCAGAAGGAATAGCTATTAAAATACCTGTAGAATATACTATTGCAGGATGGGTAGATAATTTTAAGCATTATCTTCAAAGTGCTATGAGTTATACTGGACATATAACATTAGATAGTTTTAAAAATAAAGTAGAATATGCGTTAATTACTCCTAACGCAAGAATAGCTTATTTTAAATAGCATGTTAAAGATTAATATTACTTTGAAAGACAATCAAAAATTATACTTCACATCAGATTTACATTTAGGTCATAGAAATGTTATTAGATTTTGTGATAGACCATATGAAAATGAAAAACAAATGAATCAATGTCTTATTGATAATTGGAATAGTACAATTACTAATAATGATATTGTGTTTATTTTAGGAGATTTGGTATGGTTTAATGATAGTCATGCTATTAAACGATTATTTGAAAGACTAAATGGTCAAGAGATATATGTGATTCCTGGCAATCATGATCAAATGAAATCTTATCATAGAGTTGATGATCCTAGGATAAAACTGGTTAATGATATATGTACTCTTTATATTAGTACTGAAAATAATAGATATACTAAAAATATTATTGAAATAGTATGTTGTCATTATCCTCTTATGACTTGGGCACATAGAGAATTAGGTGCTATAAATCTATTTGGACATATTCATTCTGGGTGGTTAAGACCTGTTGATGGTGTAGATCAAAATCTTCCTTTATGGAAAGGTTTACAATATGATGTAGGAGTAGATAATAATAACTACCATCCTATTAGTTTGGACGATATTTTAACAGAATTAAACAAATGAAAATATTAGTTTTAGGAGATATACACGGTATGGGTTGTTGGAAACCTATCATTGAAAAAGAAAATCCTGATTTAACTATATTTTTAGGGGATTATGTTAGTACTCACGGTTTAATAACAGAGAAACAACAAATTGATAACCTTGAAAGAATATTACAGTATAAAGAAGAAAATCCTGATACTGTAATTCTTTTAAGAGGTAATCATGACTTAGCCTCTTTATACTATTGGGCAGAATGTTATCCTATAAATGGAGAAAGAGTTGATGAGTATATGAGAAATAATGAAGAAAGGTTTCTTAATAACACTCAATGGGTTTATCTTTATAATAATATATGTTTTTCTCATGCTGGTGTATCTTCTATATGGATGAAAAACAATAAAATTAAATCTTTAGAAGATATTAATACACTAGAACCGTCAGAGATATTTGCTTTTACAGGTAAAATGAGTGATTTTACAGGAGTATCTTCTACACAACCTCCTACATGGATTAGACCTCATACTCTTGTAGATTGTGGTTATAAAGGAGTAATTCATGTTGTGGGTCATACTAATATAGGAAATCTTACTAACTATAAAGATATTTATACTAAAAGTGGTTTATATTCTCAACAAGAGTTAGATCATTTTGTTGATGTATGGTGTTGCGATAGACTTCCTATGGAGTATCTTATTATTGAAAATGATAAATTTATAATTAAGAAAAATGGATAAACAAGATATAATGTGTGAAACTTATAATAAAATAGCTAATGCTATATGGACTTATAAGTGTGCACGAAATCAAAATTTAGGTCTTAGAGATCCTAAAGTAGAAAAGAAACTTGATGCTGCTGTAGTAGCATTAGGAAAACAATTAGATAAAGTACTTAAAATTAAGTAATTATGGGACTTGATAATGGTATAATACTATATTGTTCTGATGAAGATTATCTTAAATTTCCATATCACGATCATAGAGATTTAGGACGAGAATATAAACATGTAGCATATTGGCGTAAATGTTGGAATATTAGAAGAGATATTATAAACAATCTTCATTATAAAGATGGAGATGTTTCTAATGTTGATTTAGAAGATGTTTCTACATTAATAAGATTACTTAAGCCTTATTTGAATGAAAATTATTGGAATGAAAACGATGATTCAATTTGGGATTATGATGATATGTTTGATAAAACATATGAAATACTTATTAATTTAGAGTATCTTAAGAAGTATTTAAAAGATAATCCTAGTGTTAAATGTGAATTTTACGATAGTTACTAATGAAATTAATTGAAAGTTCTTATGAAATAATTCCTCAAGATGTAGGTCTTGAGGGAGTACTTAAACAAATAGAAATAGCAGCTCGTAATTGTTATAAAAGTGAGGCTTTTATTAAAGAAGGTTCTGCTGAAAAAATGGTTAATGCTCTTATTAAAAGAGGACATGGTAGCCCACTTGAACATGGTACTGTTTATTTGCATTTTAAATATAACTCTCCCGTTAATGATATTAATTATTTAGAATATACAAAAATAGAGAGATTTTATAGAAACAATCCTTATTCTAAAGTTGTTAATAGGACAGAAGATCATTTTAATCACGATATTTATATAACTTCTAATTATAGAGTGTTAATAGAACACAATAGATTAAGTGATTTAAAATATATATGTGAGCCAACAGAATACCATAAGAAAAGATATACTGTTAGATTTGTATGTTCTAGAAGTGTATCTCATGAAATAGTGAGACATAGATCCATGAGTTTTTGCCAAGAATCCCAACGTTATGTTAATTACTCTCTTGACAAATTTGGTAATGAAATAACTTATATACTACCAAAATGGGCTATTGATAGAACAAATGATACAGCAGAAACATATGATCCATTAACTGGTTTTAGAAGAGATTATCTAATGGATATGCCTATTTTAGAAGCTGTAACTAAACATATGGTTTGTGAAGATAGAGCTATTTCTAATTGGATAGATTCTTTGAAAAAAGCAGAATCAGATTATTTCTATTTATTATGTGATGAATGCGGTTTAAAACCAGAAGAAGCTAGAGGAGTACTTCCTAATGATTGTAAAACAGATATTATAGTAACAGGTTTTGCAAGTGATTGGGTACATTTCTTTAAACTTAGAACTGCTAATGGAGCACATCCTGATATGAGAAATCTTGCTTGTCCATTAGAAGCAGAATTTAAACTTAAAGGGTTTATTTAATATGGGATATTTAACTTGTTTTGATATAACACTTTTAGAAGGAAGTGAAGATGAATTTCAAAAATTTCTAAAAGATTTAGCATTAGAATCTGATTATACAGATTTAAGAAATGGTTACTTATATGATGCTAAATGGTATGATTGGGAAAAAGATGCTTTTAATGTATCTAAACGACATCCTAATATATATTTTTTAATAGATGGAAGTGGTGAAGAAACAGGAGATATTTGGAAATATTATTGTTGTAATGGTAAATGTAAATATGTTGAACAGGTTTGGCCTGAAATAACTAAAGATGATTTAGAATAATAGTTAAATGTTAATGTTGGATAAGGGGAATAGTTATAATACTATTCCCCTTTTTTCTTTAACTTACTATAAATTTGATAATTACATATAAAAATATTGTTAATTTTATTTGAGAATTAATAAATTCTAACTATATTTGTACATTAAATTTTAAATAATTATAATTATGATTAATTGTAGCGTATTAACACCTCATGTTAAGGAGTTAGGTAAAAAACTTAATATAGAAAATGAGACTCTATTGAGAGGTTTATTTACTGTATGGAGAAGTAATAACCCTGATAAACTTGATAATGAGATAACAGAAGCTGATTTAAAAGAATTATTAAAAGAAAATTCTCAAATACTAGAAACTAAACCAATTAAAGTTTCTAGATTAGAAACAGATCCTAATATTATTTCAATTAATGTAAGTACTCCTAGAGCTAAACTTAATGCTTCTATAGATGCTAATCTTCAAGCTAAAAGAACAAAACTTATTGCAGATACATTTTATGATGTATGCGATGAAGCTCTTGAAGAAAAGAAAGAAGAACTAAGAGAAAAAGGAGATTTTCAAACTATTATGGAGTGGGAGTCTTCTGTATATGGTAGAGCTAAAGGTATTAAAACACTTCCTGTTAAAGATTTATTAAGAAGACTTCAAAACAGATTTAGAGAAGCAGCTTCTATTAGTGAAGAATGGCAAAAGATTTGGGATAATTTTGTACCTCTTCTTGAAGATGCTTGTGTTCAAATTGAAAGAGATTCTGGTTTAAGACTTACTATTAAATCTTCTCTTACATCTGATGGTACTAATACTAAAAGAGAATTAGGAGGCACATTTACAGAAATTACTGAAGATGAAGATCCTAATATGCAAGATAATACTGAAGGAGAAGCCACTGATAATAATGAGCTTTGTACTTACAAAGCTAGACATACAGATCCTCATGCTACAGTATCTCTTACAACTAAACATATATTAAGAAGAATACCTCAATTAAATGAAGATTCCACTGTAAGAGAAGATGATTTAGGAAATATTGAATATGTTAATGAAGAATATGCTCATGCTGTTTTAGTACAAAAGTTATCAGAAATGAGCGATCCTGATGATTTTGCTATATTTGAAAGAGATGAAGAAGGTAATATTATCAATCCTAGATTTCCTTTATTAGAACAAATTGCTGTAGAAGCTCCTTGGGTAACAGGTCTTATTGATATACTAGAATCAGAACCTGAAAAAATACCTGCTTTTTATCACGACTTTAGGAATAGTTTTGTATCTTATTATATGTATAAGAATGGTATTCTTATGCCTATGAATAGATCTAATATAGTAGGTTCTACTATGGCTCAAATTAAGAGAGATTATGAGCAAGGTAATACTCTTACTTCTCATAGTATCTATGATAATATGGGTAAAATTAATCTCAATTCTGTAGAACCTCTTTCTGCTTTAAGTGTTGAAATTGAAGATTTAGTAGACGACTTAGATTCAGAAAATGAAGAAGAAGTAGCGATCGTTCTTGATAAAGCTGTAGAACTATTTAAATCTATAGGAATGAATGTAAGAGGTAATGCTCTTAAATCTCTTTTATTAAAAGATACAAACCATACAGCTTTTAAAAATGCTCTTTCTACGGTAGATTTTATTATAGAGCATCTTGATGAAGTAGGAGACGAACACTTGGTAACAAAGTTTAATTCTTCATATGTAGAACTTAGTAAACTTGTAGGAGATGTTTCAGATCTTGAAAACATGGCTTCTTTTAGACAAGGTAAGAAAACATATTATTCATATTCTGCTCCTAATTTTGCTGACAATCAAATAGCACAATTGAAGAAAGATTCTGCTCCTACATATATTGATAGAGAATTTGGATTTGATGAGTTCTTTTTTAAGAATGGAGAATATAGAAATAAATGGTTAGCTTGGTTAAGAACTGATGAGAATGTTAGAAAAAATCTTGCTACATTTGATTTAAAGACTATTAATTGGTTTGGAGAAAATGTAGATTACACAGAATGGACTCCCGAATTGATTGATAAAGCTTTTATATCAGCTTATTTTTCAGCAGGTTATAACGAAGCATCTCAAACACAGTATGCGTATTATCACTATCCTATCTTCTCAGATTCTCCTGTAGCTAAGTTTATTAAAATGCCTAGATTTACAGGTAAAATTGAAGAAATTAAAGGCAATGTTCTTCCTCTCTTAAGAGAAGTAGTACTTCAAGAATGTGATAGAATACAACTGGTGCTTGATAGAGAAAAAGCAGGAGCCGCTAAAATATCTAATTTTGATGGTAAGCGAGGTAAGCAATTCTGTTTCTTCCCACAATTAAATGGAGTTAATCCTGAAACAGGTAATAACTATTTAACTGACATTATTGAATTTAATAAAAGTGGAGATGTTGAAGGTAGAAATGCTTACATAGAAAAAGCTCTTGATAAAATAATGAGAGTTAATTTTATTAAGTTCTCACTTACTACAAATGCACTTACCGAAGATGAACTTAAAACTTTGGGTCATGGTCATTTAACTGCTAAAGAAGCTTTAGAAGAGTACTATTGGAATAGTGTTTATGCTCAAACGCAACTTATCCAAATGACTGCTTGTGATCTAGCTTTTTATAAAAATGCTGTAGATTTTCAGAAAAGATACAAACAAGTATATGCTGCTGGTAAGAGATTGTTTACTAATTCTAAATATGGTAGAAAATTTGAAAATGTAATCTATCTTAAAGACTTAGAAGTTACTTATTCTAAATTAGAAGCACTTAAAACTGCTCTCGAAAAAGCAGTATCTGAAGGTAGAATTTCTAAAATGGACAGAGATGCTATTTTAGATTCTTACAGAAAAGTAAATGCTACAGATGCTCAAGGTTTTAGAAGTATGACTTCATATAGAGCTGTACTTGATATGATGGGTCAATGGAATCCTGTAATGGAAGATGCTCTTAATAAGATTAAAGCAGGTCAATGGGATATGTCTCATTATAATATAGTATGGCAAACTATCAAACCTTTCATGTTCGGTACTACTGTAAAACCAAATGGTAAAGGTGGTAAAATGAGAGTCATGCATCAAAATAAAGACTCTGAATTATTATTATTAGCAATGTTTGATGTTATATCAGCAGATGCTTATTCTCCTCAAATAAGAGCTCTTAATGAGTTTATGGAGAGAAATAATATTGATTTGGCTCTTTATGAATCAGGATGTAAAGTAGGTAATCAAGGTATTATTGATTTAAATTACAGTCAAGCAAGAATTAATGCTTTATACGAAGCAGGAAAATATACTTTTAATACAGGTAAAACTATTGAAATAGTTAAAAAAGAAGGAGAATCTCCTATTAAAGCTATTAAGAACACTTTAGATGGACTTGTAGTTAGAGGTAAAATTACTTCAGAAGAGTATGATGAAATATTTGAAGAATATCTTCCTTTAACTGGTAGAGAAGTATATGAAACTCTTGAACAAGCTGTTAATGTAAATGAAGTACAAGATGCTGATTTTAACAGAGGTGAAAGACCTAATGATACTCAATATTTCAATCCTGAAGTAGTGCACACATTCTCATATAATGATTATATGATTGCACAGCCTACTCCTGAACATTTAATGGATACTGAAACAATTTTTGGTTCACAATTTAGAAATCTTATTATAGCAGATTTACCTATTGATTTTGAAATTGAAGTTAATGGTAATAAGTATAATAGAAAAGAAATAATTGATTTATATAATAGTTTAATTATTGATAACCTTCTTGATAGTTTTGATAAATTAAAAGAAGAATTTAAATCTATAGAAGCAGTACAACAAAAATTAAGAAGTATGGTTGAGGGTAATCCTAAGTTTGAAAAAGATATTCTTCAAGCTTTAGAGATTGTAGAAATAACTCATCCTGTTACAGGCAATAAAGTTAAAACTTTCAATATTCCTCTTAATAATCCTAGTACTACTGAAAAGTTACAAGAACTTATTTTATCAGCATTTAAAAATGGTATAACTAAACAAAAGATTAAAGGAGGTAATGCTATTCTTTGTTCTAATGTTGGTTATACTGATGAACTTAAAAGAATTGTAGATGCAAATGGTACTTTGATAGGATATGAGTGTTATCTTCCTGCTACAAGTAAAAAATGGTTTGAACAACTACTTACTGAAGTAGAAGACGATACTGGTAATACTTATCAAATGCTTGATATAGAAAAACTTGATGATGAACTTAAAGATGCTTTAGGTTTTAGAATTTAATCGAAAGATTGGGATTCGCTTGGAAAGAAATTTCCTTGAATAATAAATTGGGTGAATTGCTGGAACATCCTTAAAAAATTGCATATTTCAAATATATTTAGTATCTTTGAATGTAAAAAGATATTAAAGTATATGGAAGAAGAATTATTTATTGTAAAATGTAGAATGGGTGAATTTCGTGATTATAGAATTACGAAAAGTGGTAAAATGTATAGCTACAGACAAGGTGGTATTTTAAAACCATTATCTATAGTATTAGATAGTAGTGGTTATCCTATTGTAAGAATGAGAGATGATAATTATAAAACTCGTACAATAGCGGTACATAGAATTGTAGCAGATATGTTCATACCAAATCCTAATAATTTGGAATGTATTAACCATAAAGACGAAGTTAAAACCAACAATTGTGTTGATAATCTAGAATGGTGTACAAAAGCTTATAATAATTGCTATAATGATAAAGCTGTTAAAATAGGTTTAAAATTACGAGATTCTAATCCTAGAAAAAGAGCAGTAAATCAAATAGATGATAAAGGAAATATTTTAAACACTTTTAAATCTATTAGAGAAGCTGCGAGATTTTTAGGAGATGAAGATAGAGATTCTGCAATTTGTAATAGTTTAAAAACTGGTCAAAAGAGATATGGTTATTATTGGAAATATGCTCATATTGAGGACAATCAGCAGCCAAGCTAAACTTAGGATAAAGGAGTTTAGAAGGTTCAGAGACTAGGAGAGTGAGCCTAACAATAATCTCTCCCACGAGTGCCCAACACCTTAACGTAAAGACGAAGGTGAAGATATAGTCCGCGCTTTATGGTAACATAAAGAAGTCAGAATAAAGAGTCTGACGATAACAAACCGACCAACCGAACATAAATACAGTATGGTTCCTTTAATTATTAAAGGATTCTTGCCTCAACAAAACGGTTCATCAATAATGGTAGCTAAAGAAATTACTACTGCTTCTGGATGTGATTTTGACGTTAAACAAGTTGATGTCATTAAACCCCTTTAACTGCTGGAAAATCTTAACAAGTAATGTTGAAGACAATCAGCAACGAAGCCCTAATGGGAACGCTCAACGACTATCGAAAAGATAATATAGGAGAAATACCTATATGAATAACTGAGTAGAGTACACTTAAATGTGGAAATGGGGGGCAATTTACAAAGGTTAACACAATGTAAATTGAAGATATAGTCTCATCTTTATGGAAACATAAAGTTAAGAAAATGGACAAACTCTTCTTAATGTTGTATAATTTCTATATAGGAAAAGATGGTAAAGCTCATAAAGTTGCACCTCCTAATCCTAAAGAAAAACCAACTGAAGAATGGACTAAAGAAGAAAGAGATAACATGATAATGGACATCTCCAGAGCTATTCTTACTCATCCTGCTATGGGATGGATTAATTCAAAACCTGGTAGTTTTGATACTCTCAAAAGACAAGCTAGAAAAGCTAGAATATTAGAATCTCCTAACATAATGACTAAGTTTTATCAAACTTATGGGATTCAATCTGGTGCTGATTTTGAAGCTAAAATTGAGAGTATGGATTTAGACGAATTAACAGATTTTGTAAATGAATATTCTGAAGAAATTAATCCATTAGAACTTACTACTTTTAAAAGATTTCATAAGCAAAATATGACTGGTGGAGCATTGATTGGTATTTATGCTAATAATACTACAATGCAAGCTAAATTTCAAGAAACATCATTAGCAATTAAAGATGCTTATACTATAACAGTTAATGGTGTAACATACAAAAGTTTATCAGATATTTACTCTCAAGATGGCAAATTAATATCTTTTAATTGTTCTGAATCATCAGCTGCATCAGTAGATAATGTTAAAGACCCTGTACTTGCAGATTTAATGCAAGATACTAATACTGCTAAAATTCTTTGTTTACTTCTTAGAACTGGTATGCCTATTAAAGATGCTTGCGCTTTCTTTAATATTCCTATGATTAGAAATTATATTAGAAATGGTGGAGATTTAAATAAATTTGATGGGTTAGCAAAGCAAATTTTACAAGTTATTGAAGATGTATTTGCTTATAGTGATAGCAATAAAGCTAAAACTATTGCTAGCTATAAAAAAGATAATATTAACACTTCTGAAATAATTGATCATATTGCATATAGTTATTTTACACCAACAGGAGAACAAGAAACTTTAAAAGATTTAGTTAGATATTTAATGTCAGATGCTTCTGTTGAACTTAAAAAAGAAAAAGTGGCTAAAGCTGGTTATGCAACAGAAGATGCAAAAGAATTTTTAATAAATTATCTTAGACAAGATGCTAAATATTTAGCAGTATTTGGCAACATTGCTAAAATTTCTGAAGATTTAAGAAAACTTACTAAAGTTTCTAGAGCAGACTCTCCTAACGGTGCTATTAAACATAATATTGAAGAGGCTGTAATTCAAGTAAGAATGGTAGATTTAATTCATATTAAAGAAGAAGAATCTACTCTTGAAGGATTAGGACAGACTCTTAAAAATGGTAGAGTTAAATTTAGCGATTCTAGAGCCAAAATGAAAACTACTTTTATGAGGAGTCCTCTTGCTAGATTACAAGCATTTCATACATTAGGTATTGAATTACCTCTTCAAATGGTTGGTAAATATTTTGTACAAACTAATAAATGGATGCAAGAGAAAACTTTAGAACTGTTTAATCAGTCTCCTAGTGGTGTTTTAAGCGCTAATCAATTAAAATCTTTTTATCAAGCATTAACTTATTATTATCTTACCAGTATTGCTACATTTGGTAATGATGGTATACATACTTTTGAAGAGAAAAGAGATTGGTATATTTATGAGTTTCCTAAATATTTTGTAAATCTTAGAAATGAACATCCCGAATTAAATCAGAATTCTGTTATACAAAAACTTGAAATTGAATCAGGTAAAGTATTAATGAAGAGAGGTGGTAAACTTACTCCAACACAAAGACAAATGATTTCTAATACCATTACAAATCTTTTGTATGGAGATGAGATGCATATTAAACTTGCTGCAGATTTAATGCTTTATAGTTTCTATACTACAGGTATGAATTTTGGACCTGATAATTTTGGTATGTTCTTTAATGTAGATTTTTATAATCAATTTCCTGAATATGTAGATGCTCTTAGAAAGATGCAGTTTTATGTAAATGAGCACGCTAATAATAATTTGATGCAAAATTTTATGGATCAATTTTATGCTATACATGGAACTTACTTTACAGCTCATAGAGAAGCTCCTAAAAAAGGTGTAATACCAGATCCAGAGTTGCAGTTTGAAGTTAAATCAGTACAGAATACTAATATTAAAGGTAAGCCTTGGAAATATCTTACTATTAATTATCAACTTGAAGAAGAGGAAGAAGTTGAGAAAGATGGTGAAAAAAAGAAAGTTACTAAAACTGTTAAGTATTCTAAACTTTATAAACTATCTAATGTAACTAATGAAACAGCTACTTATCACGAAATAGGAAGTATTTATGATCCGTTTACAGGAAAAAATAGATATAATGCAGCTCTTACTGCTTCTGAATTAACTCAAATAGTTCAATCAGAAGAAACTAAAAAGAAAGCTGAAGAACAAAAGAAATATTCTTATAAACGTGGTGCTAGAAAAGCTGAAGTTGAAAGACTTAAGGATGAAAGATTAGGAGATATTAACATGCTTAATGCTCTTGCTTTTATGGAAGGTCAAAACTTTGAAGAAATACCTGATAATTTACCTCCTGCTTATACAGGATATGAAGGTATAAATGCTGAAGATGCTGTTAGATATTTAGAAGAAAATAATAATGAAGGAATTAATGATGATGCTGCTACAGGATCGTTTGATTTAAGTCAGTTTGAAGGAGATAATTCTGAATTTGATGATTCTATATATGGTCAATTTGATAATATAGATTTAGAATCATTATTAGAAGGATTAGAACTTCCTGAAAATATTGAAGATTACTTACCAGAAGAAGGAAATAACCAGTTAGAAGACCCAATGTGTTAATATGAAATGTACTTATATACCAAGTAAAGGAGCTAATTTATTTAGGCAACTTAAAAAACAGTTTGGTTATGAATTAGCAAAAGATATATTTTTACGAGCTATAAGTCCAAGATTCATTGAAGATTTTAGGAAAACCCTCAGTTTAGATGCTGAGGGTATTCCTTCTTTTGAATCTGTAATGAATAATTCTTGGATGAAAAAATTTATAGGAGATACTCGTATTCTTGAAAGTTTAAATACCTTTAAACCATTAGAAGATACTTTAGAAAACTTTAATATTTGTTTAGAAGAAGCTTATAGATTTAATAATAATGATGATTATGATAGCTATATAGCTACTGTAGAATATACTGATACTGGAAAGATTGTAACTAAAGTATCTCCTAAAACTACAGAAGCTGTAGAAAAGTTTAATAATCAATATGGTACATACAAACTTAATAAATCCTTAGCTAATACTTTTGAATCTATAGGAGTTACTGTAGGAATGCTTACAGAAGCAGAAGTAAATGCTGGTAGAATTGGTAATATTGATTTTTCTAAAGCTAAAAGAATTGCTCAAGATTTTAAATCTATTATTAGAGTAGCTAATAATATGGAAGGAGCACAAGCTATTAGTGAAGAATTTTCTCATTTGGTGGTAGCATTATTTAGACAAGAACCTTTAACTGTAAGAGCTTTAAATACTTTAAAAAATAATGAAGAAGCTCTTAGAAAGGTCTTAGGAGAGGATTATCAAGATGTGTATGACTATCATAATGGTAATTTAGAATTAATAGCAGAAGAAGCTTTAGGGCAACTTCTTCAAAAAAATTTGATTGCTCAACAAATAGAAACTGGTTATACTTCTTTTTTTAACAGAGTTAAAAATTTTATTATTAACAAGTTTAAAAATTTTAATTTATCAGATATAGATAAAGCTATTCAAGATGCTGATAATGCTATGAATAGCTTAGCTAAAAAGATTACAACTAATACTCTAGAAGCAACTAAAGAAGATATAGAAAATATTAATAGAGACGATTCTTTTAATGCTCTTTCTAAAAGAGTTGAAAGAAATATTAATATTCTTAAAAATGCTATTAAAGTTGAAACTAAAAGATTTAAAATCAATACAGATGTAGATGCAGAGTCTATTAAACTTCTTATATCAGAACTTAGAAAACATAGTGGTGAAACTAGTAATACTGTAGCAGGTTTAGGTATATATGCTGAAAATGCAATAGAAAATCTTAAAGAATTATATAATGGTTTAAGTAATACTAATGGTATGGATCTTAATGCTAGAGCTATACAATTAAGAAAAGTATTACAATATTTACAATCGTACGGTAAATTTATAGAAGAACTTACATCAGCTTATAATGAAGAAAGAGATTTAGAAGATAATATTTTTAATATTAAAGTAACTGAAGATACTACTTTAGGAGATTTATTTGATATATTAAATGGTTTAAATACTAAATTAAGTAATGAATTTAAAAATCAATCTGTTACTTTATTTTCTGAATTTATAGAAGGTTATATTGATAAGCTTGATATTGAAGCTAGAGAACTTATTCAAACTGCTACTGGAGATATAGGTTTTATTGATAGGTGGCTTCAAAGTATGGAAGAATCATCTGATGTTCTTTTAAAAGTTTTTGATTTGGTTTCTAAAAAAGCTAAAGCTAAAGCACGACAATCTACTATTAAATCTATTCAAGAAATTCAAGCTTGGATGAAAAAAGCTGAAGAATTAGGATATACTGATTTTGAATGGATGTTTGAGCATAATAGCGAAGGGAATAAAACTGGTAATTATATTAGTGAAGTAAATTTAGGTGAATTTGAATATCAATTAGATCTTTTCCTAAAAAATTTGGATGCCAAATACGGAAAAAACCCTGCTGGAGAACAAGCTAGAAAAAAGATAGCAGAAAAGAAAGCTTGGTTAGAAGCTAATTCTTTTGAGTATGCTAATAAAAGGTATCCTAAAAATGATGTTTGGAAAAACGATGAATATGTAAGTTTATCTACTGAACAAAAAACTCTTTTAAGAGAATTTAATGCTATAAAAGCTGAACTTGATAAACTTATTCCAGAAAGTAAATTAACATCAAATTTAGCAATTCAAATTAGAAAATCTAAAGGTCAGAGATTTATAGAGTCCGCTACATCTCCTTCTCAAATATTTGAGAATATTAAAAATGGTTTTAGAAGTGAGTTTTATGATTCTGAAGATGACGATCAAATATTTGGTGCTACTGTAAGAAGAGGTCTTACAAACTTTGATGATACTGAATATATGGTTTTACCTGTACAATATACTAATAGATTAAAAAATCCTAATGAATTATCTACAGATGTTGTAGGCTCTTTAATGTCTTATGCTTTCATGTGTCATCAGTACCATGAATTAGAAAACATTATTAATCCTATGGAAATAGGTAGAACTATTGTTAAAGAAATGCGTAAAACTAAAAAAACTAGAGGTAAAAATCCTTTAGTTGAAAGAGTTGAAGCATTAGGAGATACTTACTATAATGATATTGTACATACTGAAGGTACTAATGCAATAAAGAAACTTGATGATTTCTTTGAAAGTCAAATTTATCAAAGATATATTAAAGACGAAGGTGTTATAGGTAAATTTAATGTTGCTAAAACAGTTAATAAAGCTTTAGAATATTCTGCTATGGCTCAGTTAGGTTTTAACTGGTTAGCTAATATTGCCAATGTTGCACAAGGTATTTGTATGGCTAATATTGAAGTAGCAGCAGGTCAATACTTTACTTTTACAGAACTTTTAAAAGCAGATAAAGAATATATTTCTTTAATGAAAGGTTTTATTCCTGAAATAGGAAGTAGAGTTAAAACTAACAAACTTTCTTTAATAGGTGATTATTTTAATCTAAAACAAGATTTTGACAAGCAAATTAAACGTTCTAATAAAAGAAATATTCTTGAAAGATTATTTGGAAGTCATATTGCTTTTTTAGGCCAAGAGGCTGGAGACCATTGGTTATACAACAGATCTGCAATTGCTCACATGATGCATTATCAAATTAAAATTAATGGTGTTCAAATGAGTGTTTGGGATGCTATACAAATACAAGATGCTAAAGTAGGTCAAGGTATTAAAGAAGTACATATGGATGAAGCTTATAATTTAGATGGTACTAAATTTGATAAAGACATTTTTGGTATGCAAATTGCTACAATAAACCATAATTTATTTGGTATTTATAATACCGAGGATGCTAATGCTGCTAACAGAATTGCTTTAGGTAGAATGTTAATTCAATATAGAAAGTGGATGGTACCTCTTTACAAAAGAAGATTCGGCGCTGAATCTGTAGATATAACTACTGGAGAAAAATATAGAGGTTATTATAGAACTCTTATTAAAGTTATACAAGAGCTTAGAAGAGGGGAGATTCAATTTAATATGCTTAAAGATCAATTATCTGCAAGAGATTTGCAAGATATAAAAAGAGCCGTATTTGAAATTGCTCAGTTCTTAGCAGCTTGGGGAGCATCAGAATTTATTGCTTGGCCAGATGATAAAGATAGACCTTGGGCTTTAAAGTTAGGAGAATACGCATCTCACAGATTGGCTCATGAGTTGGGAGGATTAACTCCTTCTCCAGCAATGATTAATGAGACTTTAAAGACTGTTAAAACTCCAATTGCAATGTTGTCAGCTATACAAAATACAGCTAATTTAGCTACAAGTTTATTAGATCCTAGAGATTATATAGATGAAATACAAAGTGGTCCTTATAAAGGAATGAGTACTTTAGAAAGAAATTTTGTTAAAGCCCCATTACCAGGAATCGCACAATATAGACAAATTGATAAGTTTGTAGGAGATTTAGATAATAGTATTATGTATTATTTAAGACCGTATTAAAAAATTTAAGGGATAGTGAAATTAATCACTATCCCTTATTTTTTTTTATTTACAATGTAAAATTGCGTCTTTAACTTTATTTTGAAGCTTATCCCATTGTTCCCTAGAAATACCAGTAGAATCTACATATTGTTTATCTTCTAAAGATAAATAAGCATAATTAGATTTATACTCATGATATTCATTAATCTCATCAAAGTCATCCATATCTCTTTCTTGCCACTCTAAAGCTGCTTCAGAAATGCGTTGTTCTCTTGTAAGATTAGGTCTATATACATTATATTCTCTTTCAGATGATGTTTCAATTATGTGAGAATCTTCTCCTTTTCGTTTAGATCTAATAATCTTATTAAGTTCAGAAGTCTTAGGTACTATTCTATGAGTATCTCTTTCATTTCGATGTTTAACATCTTTGAGTACTCCTAATCGCCAAGCCTTCATTAAAATAGGATCTGAAGAAACATAATCTACTAAAGCAGTACTATTTTTGTGTATTTCTTTAAATTGTTTAGAACTCAAATAATTCTTTATTTCTAGTAACTCTTCTAAAGAATAGTTTGTTAAATTTACTTCCTTATTCCTATCTACTTCAGTTTCAGCGATTTTTCTATCAGCATAATAACCTTGTGATATATCATAATAAAGTTTATTTATAATAGGTTCTTTACCTTTAGCAGATTGTATATAATGTTTAATTCTTCTAAAGAACTTAATAATATTACCACCAAATCCTTGTTCTACTTGAATGTATTTTCTAAATCCTTCAGCAAGTTTCTCTTCTGCAGCAATATCACTTGTAACACCAAAAAGTTGTTTACCTTCATTTAATAAATCTAATAATTCAGATTCACTTAAAAGAGTATTAACTACAGCATGGAATGCTTCGTGATATACTGTGCCTTCAGCAGCTATATCTGAAAGAATTATATGACCATTAACAAACTTACCAAAAGCTCTATCAGAGTTAACACCGTTAACAATTTTAATAAGACCTTCAACTAATTGAACTCTATCTTTGAATTGAGGTAAAGCAGATTCTAACCATTTAAGTTCTTTATCTCTATCAAATACTTTATATTCATCAACAGCTTCTCTATTTCTATCAACTCCTATAATATCATTAGGGTTCTTTTTAAACTGTTCTGTTTTACTATCAAAAGATTGTTCAAGCTTTTGCATTGCTTGTCTAGCAACCATAGGATTAATATTTAAAATAATTTGGAGCTGTTCTTCTTCTAAGAACTCAACCATTTTTTGTTTCTTAGGGGTATTTAACATTCCTTTTGATTTAAGAGATGCTATTAATTCTGATTTAGAAACCTGTTGTTTTTCTTGAATATTAGAAGATGTATTAAGTATAGTACCTAATTTGTTATAGAAAATATCATTTATTTTTGAAGTATCCTGTATTAAAGTTTCAACTTCTCTTTTTTGTTTTTCTGTTAAATTATACTTAAACCATACTGTAGTGTTATCATCTCCTCTACCTCCCATTATAGATTTTTTAAAATAAATTAATCCATTATATTTTCCCCAACCGTCTTCAGAAGTCCTTATATCTCCTATCGCTGTACTCCAAGATTGTGTTTCTAATAAAGTAGAAAAACCTTGATATGTTACAGCAATTTGAATATGATCTTCTGGTTTTTGAGGATTAAATGAAGGTGTATTTTCATATACTTCTCCAGTTGCAAGATTGTGATTAGGCAATGCTTCTTGTGCAGGTTCACCATATAATAAAGTAGGTACTTTTTCTTCTTTGGGTATATAGTTCTTTTTAACAGGATCATACATACCCCATTCAGTATTATAAGGCTTAGTCATATCTTCGCCTTTAATAATACCCCAAGCATAACCTAAGAATTTAAGAGTGTTTTCTCCTTTATTATAAGCTTTACCTGTTTCATCTGTAACATTCCATTGTTCATCAACAAAGAATGTTTTTCCACCATAGTCTATAGCTGTTTTAGTAACTACAGTAGGTTGAGATGTATTAGTAGTAGGATTAATACCTGTAGTTTTAATTTTATTTGCCTTTTGTACAGTTCCGTCAGGAGATACAGGAGCTATTGTAAACCAGTTATTAGTTGTAGTAACATAACCAGGTTCCACATTAGTATTAGCAATTTCACCTATTACAGAATTATAATCTAAATTACCGATTTTTTTATTAAGGTACTTTCTATTAATTCTAAATGGAATTTGATGTTTAAACATCTCATTCTTTAGTTTATTAATAAACTCTGGATCATTAGGATCTAATTCTATGGTAAATAAAGCAGCTTTGCCTTTTTCAGGAACATAACTAATTTTAATAAAAGTACGCTGTTCTTTTGTAGAAATACCAGATTGTAATTCTGCGTTAGTAGCGGTTTCAATATATTTACTAGTTCTATTAATATGAAAAGAAGTTTTAAGTTTGCCATCATCTCCTCTCCAAGCATTTCCTAAATGTTCTGCTAATCTTTTAGCTACTGAAGAAGCTGCTTGAGAACTATCTACAATTCTAATATCTTCTAAAATGTTATCAATTATACTTCCTAAAGTAGATTTAGCTGTTCCTCTATCATATCTAGGCATTGCAAATGGTACAGGCATAAAAGCTCTTTTAGGATTATTAGTAGGTATAAGAAGATATGGCTGTCCTTTTTTACCTTTTAAAGGAGTTATAGCACTATCACCTATAGGATCAATACCTTTTTTACCTCCTGATTCTGAAGTAGTAGTAAGTTTATATTTACCAGCTTTATCTGCTACAACAACCGCAATCTTATAAGGCAATTGTTTAGTTGCTCCTTCAGAAGTAGTTACTGTAAATATTTCATTTAATGAATGTCTAGTATCGGAGTACTCTACTTTACCTACCATTAATTGAGACACTTCAGATTTATATTTTTGAGAAGTAAACAATCCTGTATTACCAGCATTCACCCAATCTGTATATTCTTGTTTAATAGCATTAATAGTTTCAATTAAATTAACATGCTTAGCAGCAGATTCATGTGAAGGATCTACTAAATCTCCTACAATATTACCTTTAGAATCGACCATTAAAATAACTACATCTCCTGCAGTCTGATTTAATGTAGGATCTATAACAAAATGTATAGTATCTTTAGGAGCTAAAGTTTGACTATTTCTAATAGCAAATGTACCTTTAGATTCTAAATACTTATACACAGCTTCCATTCTTTTAAGTTGTCCCTCAGTATATCTAGGAGTACCATCTTGATTCTTAAGATTTTTAGCAACTTGATAGAAAGGAATTCTTGAACCATCTTGTCTATAAATAGGAAACTGAGTTGTAGAAGGTTGCCAGTAATTAGAAGCATCTTCGTTTGAAACTTGATTTTTAATTTCTTTATTTTGCTTCTCAACATCTTCGTTAGGAGTTACTATAACTTCTTGTTCTGCTATATTATCAAGAGTGATTTCAGATACAACTTTAACAGGCTGTGGATTATATAATTCTTCTACAAAATCCTTAATGTACTGTAATATTTTAGGATATTTTTTAAGAATTTCGTATTGAGGAAGTTTACGAAGAGTTTCAAATATTTCACCAGAAGATAATTCATTATCAAATAATGTTTTAATTGTATTATACATTCTAATAATAGCATCTTTTACTGGTATTTTATTAGAATCTTCTACCAAATTATCAGACTTTTCTAATAATTCTTTTAATTCTTTATTTCTATTAGATTCAGCTTCTTTTCTAGCTTTAGTTTCTTGAATAGTTTCTGCAGTAGGACTACTATCATGTCCTGTTTCTTCAGATATTGGTGATGTAGTAGGTTGCTCTGTTATACCTTTGTCTCTAGATTCTATTTTACCTCTAATAAAATTAATCTTACCTCTAGCATTATCGAGTCTTTCTTCTTTAGCAATAGCTTTTTCAATATCAGGAAGTACCGATTCACCTTCTGTATCAGAAAGAATATTAGGATCTAAAGCCGCTTCTAAATCCATATTAAATACTTGATCTATTCCTTCAGCAGCACTACCAGAAGCTTCAATTAAAGTTATAGCATCTTGAAATTCTTGCTCATCAAGCTCGCCATTCTGAAACATTCTCATAGCCTCTGCCTTACCGTCTTCAATCATAGTAAGCATTTGTTCTACTTCTTCAACTTTTTTAGCTACTTCTGTACCAAGTTCTCCTTCTACATCAATACCGTCTAATCCTACCGCTTCTTTTAAATCTTCTAAATCAATCTCACCATCTTGAATTTTATTAAAAAGTTCATTTTTAGATAACTTTTCAATTTTAGATACTGTTTCATTCTTATCAATAGCTTTTTGAGAAGCTTCTTTTTTAGCTTTAATTTTATCTCTGTTCTTCTTAAGTCTAGTAGGGTTTTTAACAAACTCTTTATATCTATCATCAAAAGTTTTATAAGCATTTGCTATTTTAGCTATATCTCTTAAATTAGTTATAGTTTTTTGATAATCTGCATGACTTAATGTAGTATGACTACCAAACGCTTCATAAAAATCTTTATTATCTATAAAATTTATAAATTCTTTATTAGAATCTAAGAAAGAAGATATATACATTAAACCTTTATCACTATTAATATGATTTAAAAAAGATTTAGTAAGAGAAATAGTTTTCTTTAAATCTTGTATATCTTTAGAATTTAATTCTTCTTCAGTTAATTCCTCTAAAGATTGTTCCCAATCATCCAGATTTGAAGATAAAGCTTGATAAAAAGTAGGGAAATCTTTTCTCATTTGCTCGTATCTTTCTTTAAATCTAGAACCTTTCCAATGTAACCAAGCAAGCTCAGCTATTTGATCATGTGTGAGATTTTTAGTATCGTTTGCTATACTTCTAGTTTCTAATATAGCTTTTTCATAATTATCAATTTGAGCAAGAATTTGATCTCTCTTCTTAATAAGTTCTTCTCTCATCTCAGCAGCACCTTCTTCTCCATCAGGAGTATAAGTACCATCAACAGCGTACCATCCTGCAGTATCTGTAGATGTTTCTCTGGCCATTGCTTGCAGAGTTTCATCAGAAATGTTTTCAAAATCTTGATTTACCAAAGCTTTAAGATAATCGAGTTTACCCATAGCAGCATATCTACTAATAGCAACAAAATCATCATTGTCTTCCATATTTTTATACTCAAAAGCATTATTAGCTTCAGACCAACCACTCATAGCATTAGTAAAAGATTGACTTCTAACAAAATGTCCTTTGTTTTCTCTAAGCTTTGGTTCGTATTTATTCATGAAAGCCACTGCTTCATTCATTTCTTTATTAGCAGATTTAGCCATTGATAACTCTCCAAGAATACCTCCTGTAAGTCCAACTGGTTTACCTCTACCAAGTATTGTAGAAGCGTCAGAATTATTAACTCTACCAAATGTAGGTATACCTAATGCACCTGTAAGAAAACCTACTGCAAACTCTTCATAAGCATCTCCATTACCGTAAGAGTCTTTAAAACCTTCAATAGCAGCTTTTAAAAATTCATCTGTTTGAACTATAGCGTCAGAATCTAAACTTGCATTAAAATAAGCATCAGGAGAATCAGTATCATACATTTCACCAGAAGTACCAGATATAAATCTTTGAGCCATTTCTTCATTACCTTCAAGAAGACCTTTAGTAACACCTTTTCCTACAGCGCTTGCTTTAGATATATTATCAGCTACCCATTTGTCTCCTTCTTTAGTTACTCTTTTAAAAATGCTTTGATCTGACGCAAATAAATCATCTGCTGTAGCTGTTATACTTTTACCTGTCTTTCTTGCATTTTGAAATCCTTTAGCATATAATCTACCCATAGTAAAGAAATCATTTAATGATAAAAATACAGAGTTACCAATAAATGTTCCTAAACCCATTTTAGATTTTCTAATATCTAAATCTTCTTGAATAGCTTGATATTTAGCATTTAATTGATTAAGATTATTATTTTTTTCTTCTGTAGTAGAGTATAAATCATTTTGAATGTTATCATATTCAATTTTATAAGAATCTTCTATCTTCTTTTGTTCTTCTTTATAGAAATCAGTAGAATTATGATTTGCTTCAATTCTAGCTTCGTTAATAGCACCATATATAGAACCTGCTGTAGCAGCACCTAAACCTGTTTTAATAAGACCTGCACCTTTCATTAGTTTCGTAAAAGCACTTCCTGATGCAAATGCTCCTACAGTAAATCCCATATTTTTAAGAAAAGTATCAGCCCAAAAATTAGCAGTACCTAAATTTTGATACCAAGCTCTATCTCTTTCTTCTTTAGTTTTATAATTTGGAAGAGCATATTCAGACCAATTATTAATCTGTTGCATTCCATTACTAAACTCATTATCCCAAAGCCTAGAAAAAGTTTCCCAACCAGATTCTTCTTTATTACCTAGATTTAAGAGCATATCTCCTAAACCATATACTAAACCTATAGTACCATCAAGAAATGTAGTTCCTACTAACACTCCTCCTTTAGTAATACCATTAACCCATTTACCTAAAGTAGATTGTTTTTGAGCACGCATGTTCTCAACATCTTCAATCTGCTCCATTGTAAGAATAGGTTCATCAAATTTACTTCTTCCTAAATCTCCAGTACTAGATTGAAATGAAAGATCAACCCCAATTCCATAAGAACTGGGGGTACTTTCAAATCTTAATAAATATTCAGGTTGTTCCTCTGTTTCAACATTTAAACCTTTTAGTCCTATAGGACCAGTTTTTCTAACATCTTCCATCTTAATTATTTGTGTTGTGTGTTCCAAAGTAATTAAATAAATCTCCAAATATCAAATTCATTTTTTTCTCAGTAGATGATACATAATCACTTCCTAAAATATTAGTACCAGGAATGTAACCATTTTTGTCTAATGGAATATAATCTACTACAACTTCTCCTTTTTCATTGGTAGTTTTAATAGGTACTATACCTTGTTGGACAGTATTTAAACCAAATGCAAACTCTGCTAAATCTGAAGGGTCTTCTGCTCTAAAACCAGAACCTTTTGGTAAAACTACCTCCATGTAACCATCTTTAGTTTTAAGACTCACACTTCTTTGTCCAGTAGCATAATCCATATTAACTCCTAAAATATTAAGTTTGCCTTTATCATCTAATAATTTTTCATACTCAACAGGTTTAGTTCTATAAGTACCTGCATTTCCAAGAGATGATTCATTTAGTCCTATAATTTGTTCTACTGTTTCAGTATTTCTTAATCCTCTTTCAATATTAGATTGAATATGCTCAAATCCTGTAGAATTTGAAGTAATCATAGCTCTTTTTCTACCAGTTGCATCAGAACTATTTAATACTTTCATAAAAGTATCTTTATCAGCTTTACTAGGATCTAATCCTAAATTATTAAAAGCATCTCTTAAATCATTGTAATCATTAATATAAAATTGTTTGCCAGTAGCATTACTTGTAGAATAAGGAGTTAAATACCCATAAGATGTTCCATATGGTAATCCAACACCTTCGTCTTCCATTTTAGAAGCTTCTTTTTCTATTTCTTCAGGAGATAATAATTTACCATTTTTAAAGTATTTATCATAATCTTCATTAAACTTACCAGTGTTTACTCCGTAAGTATGAGTAAATTTATTTTTAATTTCCTGCCTTGTTACATCAGGAGTTATAAAATAATCTGAACCAATTTTTCCAGATCTTTCTGCTTCTAATTTTGCAGCTTCTGCTCTAGCTTTTTCTAATTCATCTCTTTTTTTAAGATTATATGCAAACATTGGATCAGATTCTGTAGAAGTTTTCTTATCATATTGAAAACCTGCCCTAACACCTTTAATAATAGAATTTAAAGCTTTTTGTTGATTTTCTTCACTTAATCCTTGGAAACCAGGAGTACTAATAATGTCATTAATAGAATTCTGTATAAGCTTAGCATTAGTACTTAAATTTTCATTGCCTGACATTACTTCAGCTAAAGCATTATTAAATTCAATATCATTTAATCCTGTTTCAACAGATCTTTCTAAAAATCTACCACCTGCTGTAGAAGTCCAATCTGATTCTCTGTAAGTTCTACCAGCTTGAGTTTTAGCAATATTTAAAGCTTCAGTCATCAAATCATCTGTATTAACACTTCTCATTTGAGGAGTTTTACCACCTAAATAATCGCTAACACTTTTACCAACTCCTTCTATAAGAATTTCAGGATGCTCTACAGCCATTTTAGCAAGATATTGTTGGTCTGTTTGATATGCTTTATAAGCTTCATTGATAGGATTTAAATCTTTAGTATATTTAGCTTTTAGTCCTGTTAGTTTTTTTCTAGTATTAGGAGTTAAGCCTTTATTATATAAATCATCCATTGCGGATGTTAATTCACTTTGAAACCCTTCATATTGTTTTCTTAAATTTTCATCTAAAGGATTACTTAATTTAGAAGCAACATCTCCAGCCATTATATCAAGATTAGCTAATTCTTCTTCAGCTTTATTGTAAGCTTCAGTATATATTTGATAAGGTTGTAACATCTCTTGAAAAGAGAAAGGTTTAAACCTTGTATTAGTTGTAATATAAGTATTTGCCATATTATTTCTTTCTCTTTTTAGTTAATAATTTACCACCATTTTTAGCTGTAGTCTTAGGGGCCTTTAAAGCATCACTATCAGTTAGCATTTTTAACCAATCTTTTTGTATTGCTTCTTGTCCTAAACCCCTTAAATCTTCAGACATATTTGTTAAAGAACTTGATATAGCAGCACTCCTTTGTGCATCAATAGCTTGCCTTAATTGTGATGCTGCTTGAGTAGCAGCTAATACATTTTGTGCTTTCTGTTGATCCATAGCTAAAGCTTGTAATCCCATTTGAGCATTAGTTTGATTAGTACCCCTATTAAATGTAGCTTCTTGAACCGCTCTATTAATATTCTCTTGATCTACTTGAATTAAAGCATTACCTATATTTCTTTGAGTGTTGTAATTATTAGCTAATAATCCTGCCATTACTTGACCTGCATTTAATCCTTGATTTTGAATATCTCTAGCAGTTGATCTAGAAGTATTAATCATAGGATTTAATAAATAGTTTCTATCAATAGATTCAAGATTAATAAAATCTCCTAATGGTGTAAATGAACCACCTGGTATATTTCTAGCGATTTTTTCAATTTTATCAGCTTGTGAATAATCAGGTTTTCTCATATTTGATATAAGAGTACCAGCGTTAGTTAATACTGGTGCTAATCTACCCAGTGATTGCCAATTAAATTGACCTCCTTCATCAAATATATTACTATTAGTTTTATTCTTTTTCATTCTAATTTCTTCTTGCATTTTAGTAAGAATACTAATCATGTCTTCCAAAGTATTCTGAGATATAAAATCAATTGGATTATCTGCAGATTCCTTTTGTAAATCTTCTACAATTTTTGCAAAAGTCCAATCTTCATATTTTTTATTCAAACCATTGTCTTCTAATTGTTTTTTAGTTGGTTTAAGTCTGTTAGAGAATACATAATCATTATATATTATTTCTCCTTCTTCAACTAAATTAGGAATAAAATTGGAATCTATTCCGACAGGAACTCCCGCAAAAGGATTATCCTCATGCCTTCCTCCTTCGTTTATGAACACAAGCCCATTTGACCAACTTCCTGAATGATGATACATAGGACCTCCATATGATTTTTTATTAGGTGCTTTAATTATTTTTATTTTCATTGTGATACCTCCAAATATAACCGTGACACGTTAATCCTTTTCCTCTACAAACCCTTTCTATATGAGAAAATTTAACTCCTAAAAATTTATTAGCTTCTGTAATACTAGAAAAACTTTTAATGAAATTTAAAGACAAATCATACATATCTACAGGAGCAACATTATAAGGAACTCCAGCACTTTTAGGTGGAATATATTCATTGTATGAATATGTATATTTCCATTTGTGAGGAAACTTTTTAGTTGTTATATAATACTGCATTGTCTTACCTGTTACTCCAGCATCTAATGCTGCTTTTTCATAATCTTGAAAAACTTCAACTAAAGTACCATTTAAATCGTATTTATTCACTTTTTTTCGACCAACTCTTTCAAAATATTCTATAGAAGCTAAACGTTGTCTTTCTGTCCACTTCTTTCCCTTTTTAACCTTAGAAATATTCTGTCTTGCTTGTTCTGATAAACTATGTAGATCTCCTCCTAAATCAATATTATACCCACAATTTATATCAGTAGAATTATATTCTTTTATAAGTTTTATCTCTATTTTTTCAGCTTCTTCTTTTGTTAAATTAGTATGTAATATCTCGTGTTTAATATTGTCCCACCCGTATTTAACAATAGCTCTAAAAAAATATATCTGAGTTTCATACCCAAAACCAGATGCCCATCTATCATTCGGTGCTTTTTTGGTTATACCAATATATACTTTTCCATTAGGAGCTGTATGCTTATATACTATATAATTGTTTTCATTACACATATTCTATTTCATATCCTAAAGCTAGTAATCTTTGTATCTCTTTTTCATCTAAATCATACTCTTTATTCTCTATATAATTTTTATCAATCCAATCACTAGTATGATTATTTATAGGTCCTCCGTATGCAGCAAAATTTAACAATCCTTTATTAAAGTTTTGATTGTAAGTATTATCTGCTGCAAAAGCATAATTATTTAACATTTGTTTATTAGCTAAAGTAGATTCGGCATTTAATTCGGCTGCTTTTCTTTTAGCTTTTTCATTTCCTGCAAATATACCAGCTAATCCAGAACCTAAACCAGCAGCTGCTCCACCAATAGCTCCCCAAACACCTCCTACTTGAGCACCTGATATAGCTCCTTTTGCCATTCCTTTAGCAGTATTACCTGCCATTTGCCAACCATTTAAACCTCTTACAGCTTTTTGAGTATAATTTGTTCTACCTAACAAACTATTATTCCACATCTCTTGAAGGTTATCATAACTACCAGATTCAAATGTAGTATTAGCTGTTTCTGCTATAGCAGCCTCTTCAGAAGACATGTCTTTAATTTGAGCATTAGCTATTCCAGATTCAACAATTCCTGCTACACCGTTTCCAATAACACCTAAACTGTTTACTAAATTTGAACCACTAAATGCATCACGTGCTACATCTCTAGATGAAGTATTCATCTTTTTTAGTAACTCTCCATTAGCAAATTTATTAACTTTTCTTTTGGTCAACATCTTATTTGTAATTTTCTTATTCATATACAATTAAATTAATATGCAAATATATAAAAAATAATTGATATATTTAATAGTATTTATAAATAATTATAGGAGAATAAGTTATTCACTTACTCTCCTATAAATTTACTTATAATAATACACGTTTAAATTATGAAATTCTAATTTAGAATTAGTTAAAGAAGCATCTTTGTTTGAATATAAAGAAAGATTAATCCAAGGATTTCTAATTCTATCTAATTTATGTTTAGAATTTTGATCTCGTGGTATATCAGTTCGCCAGATTCTAAACTTCTTTGTAAAATTAGGATACTTAACATTGGATATAGAAGTTTCGCCGTATTGATAATCGTTTTCAACAGTTATAGAACCAAAAGGATTGGCTGATATATTCCTATTATCCTTATTATATAGCTCTGCTATATATTCGATATTGGTAAAAACTTTATCTAAATATGGTTCTGGATTTATTCTGTATGATATTTTATAATCATTAGTGTAATTTCCAACACTTAATTGAATAGGAGTACAACTAGACGATTCTTTATCTACTTTTTCAGTATCTTTAAAACAATAAGATTCACCTTTATAATTAACAATATTTGTATTAAGATGATTTATAAAATTTAAAAAACTTGTAAAGTTATTTAAATTTTCATTAAATAATAATGATAAAGTGTCAGTAGTAATATATATGTCTTGTAATGAAGAACTATAATTTAAATATTTTATTTTGTCTATGTTGTTTTTAAACCACACAGACATTCCTTTATTGGAAATATTTTTCAATCCTTCACTATTTATACTAAACAAAGATTTATTATATTTATCTATAAAATACAAACCTGAATTACCTTTTACCATTAGCTGTTTATCTTGACACCCTACAGTATCTGTAATAACTTTATAACCGTCAACTTTACCACTATTAGCTATTTCAATAGGTATACCGTTTTCTGTAGATAATGCTGTTCTATTATTAAAATTAATAGCACTAATAGCCTTATCTTGAAATGCCAATATAGTATCATTGTTGTTTATAAGTTTAGTTATTTTACCATAAGAACCATTTAAATTAAGAGTACTTGCTAAGGATATGTTTGTCCAAGTATCAATATTTTCTGTATTAGTTTTAGAAAGAGACCAAGTTATTTGATTATTAAATACTTTATTATAATACTTAGAATCTAAAATATTATAACTAAAAATATTATTTTCTTGATTATATACTTTATTAGTTAAATTAAAGTTTTGTGGTCTTATATTTAAGATGTTTGTTGTTCCTATATTTTTATCATATCTACTTTCAAGATTAATGTGTGTTTCAACCATAAATGATGTTATATCTACTACACTATTAATATCTTCTTCAGTATAAGGATAAGTTTTTAAACAATCCCATCTTTGAAAATAAGTATCTCCTTCAGCTTTTCCTGTGGGAGTTTCAATGTTAACAGAATTAGTTATTGGTAACCAGTTAATTGCCTCTAAAGCTTTTTCATCGTAACCTCCATATAAATTATGATAATCTAAATCTTTATACAATTCGGCTAAATAAAGATAAGAATATCCATCAGAATTATACTCTGTAATATCTTTTAAGTTATAATCTATATCTTTTTCTATGTATTTAAAAGTATAATTATCAAATCTGGTGTCTTTATAAAATTCTATAATAGTACCTTGTTTGTAATCCTCGAAAGAAGGCATTAAGTTATAACTTCCATCTATAGAATTACCATTAGTTAACTCGCAAAGATCAAATTGTAATCCTATTAACTCTGGAAAATCTGATATAGAATTACTATATTTAACATTTCCAATTGTTAAAATATTATTTGTGGTTTCGAACTTAATGATACCTGTTAAACAACCAGGATTAGGATAACCAACTGTAAGATATGCATTACTAAGCATATTACACAAAAACAAATAAAGAGTGGTAGTTTCCCCATATAAAATATGGTTTATTTTATTTTCTCCAATGTAATGAGTTTTAATAATATTAAAAATATTCTGCACATCATTATCTGTTAATGTGGTGTTTGGAAAATGATAAAATCCGAGTGTTTTAATTTTAGATTTCTTAGAAAGTTTATTAATTTGCCAAGGATAAGAAGGATTAGTATTAACACCATATATTTCTGAAAAATTTTCATTTTCTTCTTTTAACCAAGGTAGTGTATTTAGTTTAGAGGCTTCTTTATCTGCCCACAAACTAAATACTACATGAGGTGTAGATTTATATTTGATTCTTACTGGATCAAATGATTTTAAATTATTTACATAATATTCGTTTGTAAAAGTTAATAATTTATCATAATTTCCAGAATAAAATATTTTATTACCTTTAGACAATTCTACTTGAAGATATTCTATATTATTTGAATCAAAATATTGGGTAGGACTAATAAAACTTTCCCAAGGTTCTAAATATACAGTATTGTAACTGAATCTTTGTGTAGCAAAAGTTTTCTTTTTTAAATCTGCTATAATATTATCAAAGCTATTTCCATTGGTTGTATTATAAGTTTCTTCATTTTGACCTATTAAAGAACCTTGTTTATGCCACATGTAAATATTATAATCTATTAAATTTGAAGTTGGTAAATATCCTCCAAATCCAGTATTACCATCAACTGTATATTCCCAATCAAAATCTCTATATAAAAGATTAGATATTAAAGTTTTTGTAGTTTTAGAAATATTACTGTTATTAATAATATTATCTTTATTTATATTATAAGCAGAAGATAGTCCTTTAGTATTTAATTCTATGTTAGCATCCGAATAATTAGAAGTTATAGGTACTATTCCTACTATTCTAAAATTTAAATTATTATTTTTAAATATGTTAGTATTATATTCTATATCTGGAGAATGAAATGTTACCAAAGAATTATCTACATAAAAATTATTCTTTTTAGTTTGTATATTAATATCTAACTTATTATTAACTATGGTTTCATCTTCTTCTACAATTACAGTATAAGCATAACCTCTATCTCCGTTAGGTTTATCGTTATTAAAAATACTAGAATATTTTAAAAAATCAAAATCTATCCAAGAGTCACCTAACAATTTAGCTTCGCTTACATTTGATAATTCTTGTTTTGCAAATTTTTTAAATTTTTCAAATGTTACTCCTAAATCTGTTTCTAAGTCTTTAGCTGTATGTGTGGCTATAAATAATCTTACTTCTTCATATGTAGTTTTCCAACTACCGTTTTTAAAATTTGCAGATTTTATTAAATATGATATTTTAGATTCATCCCATGTTGGAGGATTATTATTAATATATCTTCCTCTTCTTACTGCTACAGCACATCCGTGTCCAGGATATGGATGTAAATATATAATTTTTGATGTAAATAAAATAGGTTCATCTCCATCTGTAGATACTCCACTACCATCATTAACCACTGGAGCAAGACTATTAGTTCCTTGTATTTCATCAGATGTAGAACTCATATGTTGCCAAGAAGCGTTCCCTCCTCTTGGACGCATTATCCAAGAAGATAAAGAATATACTTTATTGTCTAATCTTTCTTCATAATTAAAAACTGTAGGGCATACTACACCTTGTGCTACAATAGTTCTATCTTGTGAAGCATCTGCCATTAACAACCTATATTTTTTATAATTTGAAGCAGCGTTTATTATTTCAGGAGTTAAAGTACATACAGGATTGGCTACTGTAGCTAATTTAGTAGTTTCATCTATAACAGGGTAAACATCACATATTTTATCTCCTACCCAAATAGGAGAAGTCCATTCTCCTCTTTTAGTTTGAAATTGAATTGCAAATCTATAAATTTCTGCACTCTTAAAAGTTTTAAATTCTGTAGAACTATTAACAGATTGTCTTTCATATGTATAAAAACCTTTTGTATCTCCTAATGTAATAGTTTTATTTCCAAATATCACCAATGAAGATTCTTTAATACCATTATTATCTTTAATAGTATTGTTTATTAATTTTACTAAAGATTCGTCTACAGGATTATCTGCTAATTTTATATTTCCAAAAAACAAAGTATTATCTTTTTGTGCTATGGTAGAAGCATAAAACTCTTTTCCTCCTATAAAAAATAAAAGATTGGGATCTAAAGAAGACTGATTAGTGTTATTATCAATAATATTTATTGAAGATTGATTTTTTATATTTATGTCTTTAACAATATTAAATTGAATATCTCCATTATATGAAGTTCTTTTTACAGAATACAATCGTAAATAATCATAAGATGTATCTATATCATCTATATTTATTTTAAAACTACATTTTAAAATATCTTCAGGAGAACTTCCTCTGTCAGTATTATCTATATAATTAATGTCAGATGAAGCTAATATAGGAGTTTCTATACCATGTTTATTATAATAAGATACAAAATACTGTATTACACCTGCTGGAAACACTCCAGTATTTTTATATTCTTTTGTTACATTTATAGTTGGAAATATAGATATTTCAGGATTAAAATCAAATTGAGTAGAATCATCATTATTATAGGTATTTTTTATGTTTATGACTCTGGGATAATTATCATTATCTACCCAATATACTTTTTGGATATTTTCAGACTCATAATATCCTATGCATTCTATTTTAGAATTAAACTCTAACTTGCCTTCATATAATACAGTTCCTGTTAATACGTTTTGTATTTCGTCATACTGTAATCTATATATATAATCATTATCCCCTTTTGTAAACAATACAATATAATCATTTAAAACACAATGTCCTAAATAATTACCTAATATAACCGTTTTACCATTATCAAGAATAACATTTAATTCTTTAGGTTCTTTTTCGTTTATTATAGAAAATAAAGTATTATCATTAAGAGGTGTAATTCTTATATTTATATTTTCAAAAGCAAATTCATTTGTAGCTTTACTAATAGAAGTATCTTGATACATTCCTCTATTAGTAAATTGTGCTATTTGTTTTTCCATAATTAATTAATTTTTAAATTCTGTCTAGAACCTAATGTTTTAAATCCTTTGGAGTGTTCATTTGTTTTAGGAATAATACTTCTCCAAGAATTAAAGAAAGATTCTGCTTTATCGAGAGACATTTTTTGAAACTCTGATTCACAAGCGCCTACTGCCCAAGCGTACATTTGTTGTGCATTTTGATATATTGCTTGTTGTAATTTGCCCATTTCAAAAAGAATAGTAAACCATTGTAATTTTATATAAGCTTCTAAAGCTCTTGTAAATTTACTATTATCTGGTATTAACGGATAACCTTCTTCATCAAGAAGAATAGCTTTATAAGATATTTCAATTGTACCTTCTTTTATAGAAGTGAATATATATCCTCCTTGAATTTTATAAGTCATATCAAAGTAATTACTATAATCTGACAAATGAAAAGTATCACTTGCATATCTGAACGCTTTAGATACTGATAATTCTCCGCTTTCTGTTAAAGCTGTTACTAGTCTTACTTGATTCATTTCAAAAAAGTCATCAGGTAATAATCCTTTATGTTCTATAATTTCAATAGGTTCGCACTTTTCAGTGAAAAAACCACTACATTGAACAATACGCATAAAATCTACAGCATAATCAATAATTGCTTCAAATGAAATACCCGCCATCATAGGATTTCTAAGTGTTTTATCAGCAATTTGTTTTAAAGATATATAATTATTTGCCATATGTAAAAGCGTCTATTTTATTTAATTTAATATTATTTTTCAAATTAACTTTTAAAAGTCTATTAGGATCAAACTCATAAAAAGTTTTATTATTATATTTAGCCTTTGTTTTATTGTAAAAAACTTTAAAAGTTTCAGTATTTTCTTGTCTTACTAATTGCTTGTGTTCTTTACACACAGGATTATCATACCATAATTTAAGAGTAGCATTCCAATCAATAGGTAAATTAGTTTTTATTTTACCGTTTACAAATTTAATAGTATTAGCTATTTTTCTTAATTCTAAACGACCCATTTGTTCTGGTAGTGTTACATCTTTACCTTCAATAAGAAGATCTCTTAAATCATCGTTAATTAATCTTATAATATGAAGAAATTGACAATCTGTTAAAACATATTTAGAGTCATTTGGTTTTATTTTTCTATAAAAGCGAAAAGCATCTTTACTACCATAAGAACCTGATACTTTATGATGTCTTTTATTTTTTACTTTTTTTACATTATTTATAAAGTCTTTAAATTCCATTAACTTCTAATTTGTTCGTTATAATCTTTTTTCATATTATTAGCTAAATAATTAGCAATAGAAGCCATATCGTCATTAGCATTATTAGTATTATCAGCTGGTCTATAAGCTGCCCCTAAAAGTTCTTTAACTACTAATTCTAGTACAGTAGTAAGTAATCCTTCTTCTATAGGAAAATTAGAATCTAACCAATCTGATATAGCATATCTAGGTTCTTCAAATACTCCTACAATTTTAAAAGTTGTAGGATTAATATAATTATTATCTTCTATCTTTTTATTTTGTACTAATACATAATTATCTTCATTAATAGCACAATATGTTATTTTCTTTAGATATTTATTATTTCCTGTAAATACAAGTCTTTCTCTAGAAGTAATTTCAAATCTATAATTATAATAATCTTCATCATTAGATATAATTCTAGGAATACCTACTTGTAATAAATTAGGAATTTGATTTGTGCTTTTTAAAAAAGGTTTGGTGTTATGGTCCTCTAATGTAATTGTTAAAGTTTGATAATTACTATATGGCACACTTTTTTTAGGATCATTTCCATAACGTTGTTTTAAAATAAGCGCTCTAAATTTATCTAATAAATAAGCCACGTGATCTTCTGTATAAGAAAAATCATCACTTGATGCCTTAATTAAATCAAGGCACATATAAATCGCTTCTCTATATGTAGTCATATCTATATAAAATTAAATGTTGTCACAAAGATATAAAAAATATATCAATGTAACAACATTATAATTAAACTGTTGAATAAAATAAAAAAGGACTACTTAATGTAGTCCTTATATAATTAAGCAGTTGCAATAACTGCTTCACCTTCAGTAACCTTAGTAAAAGTAACTCCTGTAGCCTTTGAGAGGTTAGTAGCAAGGGTATCAAGAGCACCCTTAGCACCAGCTATAATCAAATCCTTCTCAGACTTGTAGTCTCCCTCATTAGCTCCTTTGAATGCGTAATGCACAACAAGTACATCGTACTCCTTAGTAGGAACTACTCTATAATCAGCAGGATTAAGATGATAAGGATAACCCATGTCACGATACTGGTCGCCACGTTCTCCTAATGCAAACCATTCCATTTCAGAAACAGCATAACCACTAGGTACAACTACATCAGCAACTGTGCCTTCTGCTTTTTCTGCCCAAGCAACTTCCTCGCCTTCAACCTCAATAAGGTTAGTATAAACTTCAAAGTCAGGAAGAATTACAGGCTTAACACCTTTCTTATAATTCTTAGTTACGTCAGCAGCATAAATAACAAGACCACCATCAACGCTTACTTCGAGTACACCATCTGCTTTAAAAGCCTCCTTAAAAGCCTTTGCAAGGTCATTATAAATATCTGTAGCAATTGTTCCCTTCTTAGCGTGTGCTACTGCTGTCTTAGTAGTCCAACCTTCAACACCAAGACCAGCTACTTCAGGATAAGAAACTCTAACAACGTAGTCAGCACCTTCAACTACTGCTTCAGCAAGTGTAATAGTTACACTCTTATAATGTTTAGCAAGAGCGTCTGCTGTAGTAAGCTTACCCCAAATAACATTTTCAATTTTATCTGATACCCTAACTTCGTTAGAAGCAGTGTCAGTAAAAGTTACAACTACTGCATTCTCAAGTGGATACTTCTTTACAGCTGCTGATACACCTTCAAGTGCATAGAACTGCATTACCTGATTTGTACTAAAATTCATATTAAATTAATTTAATAAATTATTTTTGTATAATTGTTTTAGAGGCTATCGCTAAAGCTACAGCTCTATCTAAAATTCTATTATGTAATCCTTCATGAAGGACACATTCTGTTTTTACTTCAATTCCATTAATAGAAAGATTTTCTAAATTTATAAGAACTATAGGAGAAGGAGTTTTTAAATAATTTAAAAAATAAGAACCATCTTTAATATCTTTTCCTATAATATAAACACTATCTTCATTATCTACTCTTAAACATTTATTAATGTTAAACTTAAATGGATTTTGAAGAGTTTTATATAAAAAATCTCTATTAATAGGAACTATTAATCTTTCACCAGTATTTAGTTTTAAACTCTCATAAGTTATAAACCAAACATCTTCTGGTAGATTAAATTTTAGTCTGTCATATCCAGAAAAAGAATCTTTTGTAGGATTATCTATAGTTTCTTCTTTATTTAAACTACTTAAATATCTACGTACTTCTTCTGTTTGCTCATATGTATTATTACCTGTATTACCTGTATAATAAGTTAATAGTATTTCTTCTTGAGCTTTTGTTAGAAAAACAGACTTTTCATATTCATCAAAAGTCAAATCTACTGAAGAAAAATCATTACCGAATTCAGGACTGTATTTATAAGAGGCTAATAATACATCAAATGCATTACTAAATTCTTCACAAGTCATTATTCACTTCTATTACCTAGTTCTACAGCAGATGTTACATCTCCAGTATAAGCAGCCTTAGCTAATTCAACAGCTCTTTGAAGTATTTCTTGATGTAATATTGGATCTAACTCACAAGTAGTTTCGGTACTAACACCGTCAATAGTTAATCCTTCACTTCCAAGATTTTCAAGTATAATAGGTCTTGGGCGTCTTACATATCTAATGATATAACTACCTATAGTATCATTAGGTCCTGGGACAATCTGAACTACTGAAGTTGTAGCAGAAACTGTAGTTGTGATATAGCCTTTCATAGTGTCTGTAGCTGTAATACCATCTGTTGGTAAAGTACTTGATAAAGTACCATCGGCTTTAAGATATTGCCCATCAACAGTTATTCTTTCTACATTACTATCGGTTTTAGTGCTTATAGTTTTACCGTTTATAAGATTGTATATTTCAGTAAAACTTTTAGATACACTAGCATCTAAAGCTGCAGCCAAATTACCATAATCAGTATAAGTATAAGAAACACCCTCACCACTAGTAATTAATCTCCAAGCTTGATTTTTAAGAGGCCTTCTAAATGGTTTAGACATTAGTTTATTATACTCATCATAACTGAGTGGTAATATAACTAGTCTAACTAAACTACCTTTACGAGTTACATCTACAAACTCATTAATGTATAATAGAATATCAGAAGGTATTGAATAATAACCTACGTTACTAGCTCCGTGTAAATTAACTGAAGCTGTTACAGCAGTACAACTAGTTGTTTTCATAAGCATTGAAAAGTCCATCTGTCTTTTAGGACTATCATCAAAACCTTCTTGATACTTATTACCTTTAGGATTGAAATAATTTTTAATTATTTCGCTTTGAGCTTTAGTTAAGAAAATACTCTTTTCGTATTCTGTTAATCCTGGAGCTTGACCACTAGAAATATTATCGTATAGAACATCAAATTCTGTTGAAAATTCTTGAGTAGTCATATATAATGTATTAATTATTCAGTTTAGCTTCTATTGAAAATTTCAATTCTTGATTCTGAGGTAAACTAAGATATTTAGCAGCTATTGTAAAAGTAGGATCTTCATTAGCATTACACATTGGAGAACCGTCTTCTCTAAAATAATAGTACTCACCTCTCTTAGAAATAAGACCTGCTTCAACAGCCTTCTTAATAAGAACCTTAGCATTAAGAAGAGGATCTGTAATTGTTTCTAAGAATAGCTTAGGATTTGAATTGATTAAATCAGCAGCTTTAGCCTGTAAGAATTCAATCTTAGTGTTATTATTAACTGGTCTACCATCAACTGTTTCAACGATACATCTAAGAACATCAAATTTATCTTTGATAGCACCAAACTCTTCATAACACTTCATAGTGTTATTAACTCTATTTCTAGAATCACTAAACTCTTCATTAGGCTCCATTATTACATATTCATATGTAGCTTTTCTGTACTCTCTAAGATATTTCATAGAAGGAGCTACAGTTTCTTTATTTGCTAAAAGAACTTTATATTTTATGTAATCTTCTGGATTTGACAAATCAAGAATTGTGTCTTGCTTACCGAGTTTAATCAAATAATTATCCCAATAATTATCTTTCTTATTATAAACAGAAAGACCATTTACTTCTAAACCTAAAATTTCCTCAAGATAAGACTTTTCATTATCTGTAAGAACATTTTTATAAACACCATTGCTCATTACAGGTACTGTAAAACCTCTTACAGAATTATCCATCATACCGCCAAAAGCAACATGCTTTCTATCTGTAATATTATCATTTTCTTTAGGAACAAATCTTATGATAACCTTTTCGTTTCTCAAAGGATTAATAGGTTCGTTATTTTCAATAGAATTTTTAATTGTTTTTGCCATTATTATCTTCTCCCGTTTTAATTAAAAAATAAGGGTAGGTGAGAATCACCCACCCTTTATATTTTATCGAAGGATTGCAGGAATCATTCGCATAGTTCTAGTAGGATCAAGGATGCAAACACCAAGAGTTCCCATTCTATGCATTACTGCCTTATCCTCGTCAAATGACATATAAGGATTATTAGTAGAACCATTAAATGGATTTCTAATACCCCACTGATAGCCCCAATACTCAGGATTACCCTTAATAGCAGTCTTAAAGATATTAGGCTGCTCTGCAGTACCTAAATCAAAGATGTCATATACATAAGACTGTGCTACACCACCGTTAGGATGAGTAATCTTATTACGGATTGGATCATCGTAAGCTGGATCGATTTCTACAGAAACCTTAATACCATTAGGTGCAATATACTTAGTAAACTGAATATTTTTAAGAGTATAGTTCTCACCATTCTTAGATACTACTCCAAGGTTGTCACCGCTATACTCAAACTCTGACCAACCTGACATTGCAGACTTAGCAGCTCTGTTAAACTGAAGAGCACCAAACTCACCAGTTCTAATCATGAATTCTCTATCCTTGAAATCAAGTTTACCAGCAGAGAATCCTGTAAGAACTTCCTCAAGGAATGCAAGTGAGAAATGAGTATAAGGAATAATATTACCACGCTCCATCTGTGCATAGAGACCATCACCCATACGAATTACCTCACCTGACTTACCGAAGTTAAGATACTCACCATTAGCATTTCTGTTAGAAACACCATAAGCATAAGCATTATTCTTATACTCCTGCCACTGCTTATTAAACTCGTATTCCTCATAGTGCATCCACATTGGCTGAGTTGACTTAACCATCTTACCATCAACTTCCTTAACCATTGGAACACCGAATGCAATCTTCTTATTTAAAAGACCGCCAGAAACAGTATCTTGAATACGAATAGTAGTCCACTCATTACGCATTGAAGTAGGAGCTACATGGCGTACACCACCAACTTTACGAGAGAGTTCCTTCTCTACTGGAGCAAAACCAACTGAGAAACGCTCACCAAGTTGAAGCAATGCACCTGGCATACCGCTAAGAGTACCATTAGCAAGCTCAACAGTTACTACTACATTTGTTCCTTCATAACGAGGATTACCCTTAATCAAAAGAGGATACTTCTCATTTCTAGAACCATAGATAATTTCACCATCAAAGAACCAATCCTCACCAAATACAAGATAGAACTGTTCGTTACCTACACCTGCGAATACTTCATCGCCAGCACCAATTACAGTACCTGAAAGGTCTCTTGCCTCTACAAGAGGAATATTCCTTCTTGAAGCACCAATTACATCCCAGTAGTACTCATCGTCAGTTTCAAACTCTTTAGTAGGAAACATATTAAGAGTTGATTCGAGAGTCTTTGCATAATTTCTAGCAAGGAGTTCTACAACAAAATTAGACGCTTTCTGTGGTGCAGAATGATACATTGTGCTAATGTGGTTGAGCTTTGTAATCTCTGACTTCCAAGCAGTAAAAGGTCTACTAATCTGATATTTACTTAAAGCCATAAATAAATTTATTTATTAATTATTTAACATCAGGAACCCAACCACCTAGACCAAAGTAAGAATCATCGTCATCAGCATGTTTAGAAGTAACAAACCTTAAACTACCGTCAGAATTTCTACTAGAACTATTAATAGTGTTTTCTAAATTCTTGAGTCCCTTTTTAACTTCTTTATTTACTTTGCCTTTAACTAAACCATCAAGGTTTTTAAATCCATCAGTAAGTGTATAAATAAGACCTACATATTTCATAAAATCAATATGATTTTCTTGCTCATACTTTTGAATAGCTGTTAGCATTTCTCCAGTATCAGGGTCTTTATAAACAGGTTTACTGATATTGTCGTAAATTTTCTTTCTAGAAGCTTTATCTACAACTAAATCATTAAAGGCTTTATCGTCTTCAAGAATTGACTTCCTAAGAGTATCTGCTTCTTTCTTCTGATCTGCTACACGTTTAGCTTCAGCATCTTTAGCTTCTTTAATAATAGAATCATATCCTTCTTTAAAGAAATCTTTATTAGACTGAAGTGCTTCTTTAGCATCATCAATATCACTACCAGCATTGAAAGATTTAGTTACTTCCCTAGTTGCCCTTTCTTTACTATATCCTCTGTTAATAAAATCTTGATAAATTAACTGCTTTCTGAGATTCTCTCCTTTTTCAGATTCATCTGAAATAGCATCATCATTAATACTATCCAAATAATCAAGAGTTCTCTCATACTGTTGAATAGCAGTTGGTTCAACACCCACACCTAAAGCTTCATTAATTCTTTTTTGCTTCTCATCAAATCTAGCTTGAATTTGAGATTCAATTAATTGAGCAAAATCTTCAGGTGTTTCAGTCTTATCAAGAACATCATCATCAAGGTCAGGAAGGATACCATCTTCTTTCAAAGCTTTGGCAATGGAAGAGTAGAAGTTATTGGGAGAAGTACCGTTCTTATCAGAAGCAGTATCCTCCATCTCTTGGTTATCTTCTTCACTACCTACGCTCTCTGGTGACTCCGAATCATCTTCTTTAGTAAAGATGTCATCAACATCTACCTCAGTAGTATCAACATTCTTATTTTCTCCTTTCTCAGGAGGAGATTCCTGTGAATCATCTGTATCATCACTAAACAATGATGATATTTCATCCTCATTAAGGATGCTATCCAAATTAAATTCTTCTCCCATATTTTTTTTTATTTTTAAAAACTAGATGCAAAGTTACAATTTTTTTAAAAACGTGTCAATCTTATTAGTAAATTAATAACAGTATATAAATAAAAAGAGTAATAGATTTCTCTATTACTCTTGATACAATACTACTCAAAGTAGTCCATCAGTTTGTTTCCTTGATAATCATCATCTTTAAACCAAAATGCAATAGCTAACATTATGGCTTTTTCATCTATATTACTACCAAACCAAGATTTAAGTACACTACAAAAATCATGATAGGTAGCATTAATAGCTACATAAACATCTTCAGGAGAAGCTTTAGTAACAAATTCATCTTTATATTTTCTAAATACTTCTTCGGCTTTCTTCATATCAAAGTGTTCTCCTGTATGTCTACGATTCATATCATAATGATACATCTCAGAAACTATTTCCTTAGCTTCCATTTCATCGAAGTTTCCTTCCATAGAACCTTTAGCATATCTAGCTTTAAAAGAATCTTCATAATCCATATCCCAATCATGACGACCATATTCCATATCATCCCATTGAGATTCTTTATGCCTCATTCCTCCTCTAGATTTACCTCTAGCTCTCATGTACTTTTTGAAATCGTGAACGAGCTTTTCATCATCTCCTCTCATACCTTTATTTCTAAGGTATTCTAAAAGCATATAATCACTCATAAGAACTGTTGTTTTCGGTAAATAATTCTTTTAATACATCTAAATCTGTTTTGCCTAGTACAATCTGATTATTAGTAAAAGGAATATTCATTTTAATCATTCCTCCTCCTATCTCTAAATCTCCTAAAAATTCTGTATGTAAAATAAAAGGTTTTGTTGTTGATACACTTTGAATCATTTCAGGAATTAAAGATTGCACATCAATATTACCAGATTCGTCAGCTATTAAAGAAAGGAAACCCTCTGCTTTGTAGATATTATTATTAATAGCTCTTAAGATAACAGGTTTTGTAAAACTGATCAAAGGATTATTTAAAGCAAGACTATTAATTCTTCCGTTTAAATATATTTTAAGTTTTTCAATAGTTTCAATAGTATTCATGGTTATTTAATAGCTTTTAAAAATTCATCATAAGTTACATTTGGGTTAGTCTTGCTAAACTCCTTAAACTGTTTAAATAATGCAACTTCTCTATCAGTATCTTCTATGATTTTAGTTTTAAGTTTCTTTAAAATATCTAATTGATTTCTTAAAAGTTGATTTCCTTCAGTACTACTCTCAATTTTATATTTAACTAAATTGAGGATTTCAGCATTAACTAATTCTTGAATTCTCGAATATATTTTAATGTATTCTTCGTTTTCAAATAGTTTTTGAATTTGAGCTGGACTTAAAACTTTAATTTCAGCATCAATTTCATTCCATATAACAGTTTGAGGTATAGCTTGAGGGTTCAGTTGTTTCATAGACTCCAATGATTGCCTACGCAATTCTAGTTGTCTTAACTGCTCTTCTATATTATATCCTTGAGCTCCTAAAAGAGGGTCTCCTCCTATATTAATCTGACTAACTGGTATCATATTAAATTAATTAAGCACCTGCTACTACTCTAGGACAACCACACTGGTTGGCTCCAACATATCCTGTTACAGTAGGAGTAGAAGGTAATACTACTTCACCATAAATTACATTGCAAGTCTTTTTGTCTGTGTAGTTAATTCCTGCAGTAAAGGCTTTATCAATCTCGCACTGTATAAGCTTGTCTTGGTAAGGACGGACAGCAGAGTTGATAGCAACCATAGCTTTGAGATCACAAAGCTCCTTCTTAATCTCATCATCTTTGTCACGAGTTTCTTTGTAAAGACTGAAGATCTCATTAGTAATCCTATTATTAGTAAGGTCATTAGCATCTCTCTGTGATTTATACAAACCAAAGTCTGCATCAATTTGGCTCTTATAAACACCAAACAATTCAGAATTTAAAGTTTGTCTGTCCATAAATCTTTGATTTTGATCTAAAAGAGCATAATCATAAAGAGCTTTCTGTGCATTAAAAACGTCAGCATTTTCTTTTGCTAATACATCAAATACTGAAGGAACGTATCCCCAAGAAGCACCAGATGTACCTAAAGTGTTAATGTTTACATTTTCAGGAGTTGAAGCACTACCAAAAAGATTGAGTCCACCAAGACCACCATTCTTTGCTAATGCAAAAAGACCTAATGCAGTACCAGCAATTCCTACAATATGTTCACATAGAGTCGTTAATTCTATGCAGTTCTCTTATGAACTTCTGTATGTCACCATACAGTTCAGACTATATCTTCATTTGTAAATTAATTACAAAGTCCCCCATTTCCACTCACTTGAGTGTATGCCTCAGAATTTTCTGAGGACTTACTAGTCGTTGAACCTTCAATATTACTATTGCTTGGCTGCTGATTGTCTTAATATAATTAAGAGTTTCCAGCAATTAAGGGGATTTTACTTGACCTAGTTAATTTAAGCCAAGGCCAGCACCAGCAACGCCACGGCTAGCAGGAATAAAAGGGCGAGCGCCCCAAGAATTACCACAAGAGTTGTAAGGATAACCGCAATCATAAGATTTACGCCAATATTCAACAGGAACTTCCTTTACTGTCTCTTTCTCAATAATGTCCATAATTTAATTTTGTTAAGTTCGTTATTATTCGTTTTATCTGTAAGCTTACGGGTGCAAAGATATTACACATTTATTTCAAAAACTATTTATACCAAAAAACCCTGTCTAGTAGGCACTAAACAGGGTTTATTAGGTATTTTTATACCATGTGTTTATTTAAAGATTTCATAATTTGTTCGTAGATGTATGTATGTAAATATTGATCTACTTCATCATTATCTCTCATAGGAGTATATCCTATATATTTCCAAATTAAATTTTTAATATGACCTGCTTCATGAACAACAGATGAAGCATGTTTAGGAGTACAACATACAATACAATGATCGTTATAATCTATTGTTACTCCTCTACTGGAATCTTTATAAATGTCTTCTGGAATATAACCTTTTAAATCTTCCCAATTATCAAATATCAATATCACTATTGGATAATCGAATATCGGTACTAAGTGTTTTCTTTTTGTTATCATACTTTTTTAAGTATTCATCTAAATCCTTCTTAAACCACACAGGACCTTTACCAGGAACTTTATGGCCTTTAGGGAGAATACCACTATTAACCTTAGCATCAAAAGAAGATCTACTTATTCTTAAATACTGATAAGCTTCTGTTCTACAATACTCTTTTTGTTTTTCTCTGTTAGCATTTATAGTATCTGTAATATCTAAAAACTTATCAATTACTATACACATATCTTCTTCTGTAAGATTAGAATTAGAAATTAGAAACTCCCTTAAAGAAGTATCTAGCAATTTGTTAATTAAATTTCTCATGTTATTGTGATTATATGCTTTTATCTTTTAAATATAAATATAATACCATAAACACAGTCAACCCAAATAATACACTATGTATTACAATATATGACCAAATATTTATAGTAATTTCAAATTCATATCCTATTATACTTAATAAATTAGTAAGTAATATATAGTGTAAAGGTAATCTATGATATTCACAAAATTGAAACACATAAGAAGAAATGTATATAAAAAATAAAGGTATAAAAGAAATTCCCGAAATATAACTTAATATATTTAAATTAACCCCCACTAAATTAAGTAAAATATTAATGAAGTAAATTAAAGCCATTAAAGATGGTAATATCTTTAATAATTTAATTTCTATGAAGTATAAATTTTTATTTAATTGTTTTTGTTTTCCCTCCACATTTATAAGATTGTTTAGGATTTTTAGTTACTCCTGCTCTGGGTATCAATTTAGGAGCAATAGATACTTTTCTAGATTTAGTTTTCTTAGCCATAATTATACTGTTTCTAATGTTGCAATTCTACCATCTAAATCAGCAAGAATTGCATTTAAATCCACTTCTTTTTCTTTTACTACTGAACCATCCGATCCAAATCTATAATGTGCATTAACTCCTTCTGCTGTAGTAATATGGCCTTCTCCTCCTCTATTAGGAATAAATTTGCCAACTCCTATGCCAGCATCAATGTTAACTGTAAAATGATCTCCTAATTGAAGATAAGCAGATGTTAATCTTTCAAGATTCTTTTCTGCTTCAGTACTACCAGAAGTGCATACATCAAGTATTACTTCTGTTCCTATAAATTCACAATCAACAGTAAATCTTTTAGAAATAACTCCTGTATCAAAATTAACATCCCACAAAGTTATTTCATTATTATAAAAAGAACTAATTGTACCATTATAATATGTACCATGAATAATTTCTTCATCAGATACTTTATAATTACATATATAATTAGTTGTTAAATTTAATGGTTTGAGTAGTTCTAAATTATTAGAAGCATCCTGACTAAACTCTAAAACAGACATTTTGTGACCATCAAGTGTTTCAATTAAAGTAGTCATTACTTCATCTGTCATTGTTTTAACTACAGGATACCATTTACCTTTTCTAAAAATATTTAAAGACTTACCATCATCCCACAAACAATTAGTTGATTTTGGAGGTAATGATTGTCTTATAATTGTATTATCTATTCGTTTCATATTATTTTAATTGTAATTTTTTCTTTTTTAAGTTTAGTTTGTTTTAACAATTTTGTAAGCTCAATTTCGTATTTAGTTGAATTTAATACTTTTCCTTTTTCTTTATTTTCCCCCGTGAGTAAACAACCAGAGGTATCGGATATATCATTTCCACGATGCATCCTAATACCTTCAAAATGAGGAACATTTAATAAGATAGGTAATTCTCTTTTAAATTTAGGAGAGTAAGTAACATCTACTTCATAAGTACCATAAGGTATAGCAGTATGTCCTTTAATTTTAAATTCTCCACAATCAAAAGTACCATTCTTATTTAAATCAACTACTTTATCCTCTAATATATTACAAAAAAATACACCATCAACATATAAATTGCCGATAGTGTATTTATTTTTTATCCATTTACGTTCTAGTAATAGTTCCATCGCTATTAACTTTTATACCATATTTTGATAAATCTACACTACCAATTTCAGTTTGTAGAATTCTCAATAGCAAATCCACTTGAGCTTTTAAGTTTTGAACTTCAATAAGTAATTTGAGATTGCTTTCGGCTAATTTTTCTGAACGCTCAAGTATATCTGAAAGAATCTTATTGTTACTATTACTTAATTTCTCATAGAACTCTAACGAGCATTCCATGTTTTCAATGTTGTTATGATCTACTTCTGAATGATATTTCTTTCTAGAAAATAACCAAGTTATAAAACCTGTTAATCCAGAAGCAACCACACCAACAATAGCAGTTGTAAATATATTCCAATCCATTATTCTATTATTACAAATTTACTTTCTTTTATTTCACTATAAGGATTAGCATCCACAACTTCTACTCTGATTACATTGTATTTCTTTTGAAATAATCTCCCTATAAAACACTTTTTAGGTGTTCCTAAAATTTCTTTATTAGAATATGCAAATACACTTAAATCGCTCTTATAAGATGTTTCAACTTTAATAGTTGAAGGATATTCTAATTCAACTTTTATATTATACCATTTATTAGTAATACTAGTGTCTAACTTTACAAAGTTATCCCTAAAAATAGTATCTTTTATAAAAATACTATCTTTAGTTTGAACTTCTGTTTTTATAGATTGCATTTGAAGTATTTGCTTATCCTTTATTTTAAGTTCTTTTCTAGTAGCATTTAAATCTTCTATAATAGAATCGTTTAACATTTCTAGCTCTTCTATATTTAATTTATAGGCTATCAAACTGTTATTTAAACTATCTCTTTCAAGACTTAAAGCTTTGAGATTATTATCATATTGAATGACTTTATCTGTTAGTCTTTCATTTAAAACAATAAGAACTACAAAAACACTACAAACAGCTAATATTGCTAAAATTTTATATAGTATTTTCATTACTTATAATATACTTCGATAGAAGTAAGACAATCTTTAACAAGATTTGTTACTTCTATAAGCTCATCTGCATCAAGATTAGTAATATTAATTTTTGCTTTTCCAGATGACTGCTCAGTATAAGCACTAAAATAACAAATGCTCATATCATCTTTAGAGATAGAACCATTAGCAGAATCAAATTTAGAATCTGTTAAATATAATTTACAATCACCTGTAATTTTATAAGATCCATCAGTATAAACGAATGAACCTGTTTTCTTCTCATTTGTAATTTCAATAGTTCCCATTATTCAAATAAATCTTTTAAACTTATTAAATCTCTACCTGTTATATCAACATTAGCTTCTACACAAGTTTCAACAAAGTCATCTTGTTTTACTTTCTTAAGATTGAGTTCTACATCAACATTAAGTTGCTTTGAAGCCTCATTATTAAACTCCATCTCTAAATTAAGAATGTCTTTATATTCTGAAGTAATAGTTTTAATTAGATCCTTCTTAACATCTTCATTAGTTTCAGAATTAAATTTCTCTCTTAACTCATTAAGCTTTTGAATTTCTTCCTCTTTTCCTTCAAAGAGTCTTTTTTGAAGCTCTTTAACATCTTCCTCATACTGTTTAGCAATATTATACATCTGAAGATGATTACTTATAACAGCACTTCTAACTTCTTTATTGGTAATTTTATTGATCTTAATATTACCAAGAAATCTAAAAATCTCAATAACTCTACTTTTTTTCATAAAAAATTAAAATTTAATACTCCTGCAAAGTTAAACATAAAATTTTAATTTTGCAAGAGTATTAATAATTTATTTATTTTTAACTTTTACCTTGCGATTTCGATTTTCTTCATGATTATTACTGTTTATTGATATTCTTCTTGTACGCAATGATTGTGCTGATGATGCCGAATACGGCATTCATTGCTCCCGCTACGGTGTAGATATGCTCACCGCAATCGAATGCGTAGTTGATTGCTCCTGCCGAAGCGAGAATGAATGCTGCTACATAGACGAGCAGTCCGAATGTCATTACATACTTGTTCATATTACATCTGATTTAAGGGGTTAAACTTGAGTGTATGATTTGAATGTTACGCTGGTACCAGACAACTCTGCTACCTTGTTATCGTTAGCCGTCGAAGATGGATAATAAGCAAACATTGGGAATCCTCCCATATTCGGATACGAAGAAGGGTAGCCGTTGTTTGCATAAGCAGCATCGTAGTAGGTAAGTTGGATACCCACCATATATGGTGTTGTATCGCTTGGCGTTACAGACTGACCACTCCAAATATTATCGAGATAGAAATAAAATCTCATCTGACCACCAGCATTTATAGTGTAATTATTTGTCAAAAGTGCAAGCGTAGGGCCATATACTTTAGGTGTGAGTATCTTTTTTGTGCTTGAGTTGTTATTGACCGTTACGACTACACGCACATTGTTAGGGTTAACAACCACACTTGCATTATTTGCAGCCACATTAGTAAGAGTTGCACTAAAGATAAAAGCACCTCGCGTTGAAGGAGCGTATTTATAGTGACCCGTTACCGTACCCGATGGAGAAGCGTCACGAAGGCTGACCATATTAGAGATTCCCGTACTTGTGTTATAACCAAAAACATCAGTGTACTCCGTCTGACCGATAAGAGGCTGGCTCAACTTCGCGAATGGGTCTGAGGTAGTATATTCCGAAACAGTTGTTGTTATGGGATTAGGGTAAGCATCTGTAGACGGAAGCGGAATCGCGAGTTTCTTGGACTCGTTGTATGCAAAGAAGTAGCATCGTATGTTCGCGAAACGAGTGAGCATCGTACTTGGGATTTGCAAGTCGCATCCCACAGCGGATGCTTTTACGGACGATACTACAGCCTCTTGATAACCGACCGAAGTAGATGACCTGCCTCGCACGAATATAGCAGCATAGACGAACTCATCGTTGAATATCGTCTTGAACATATTTTGCAAGTCAATGCTATTGCTATATGGATAGTTTGTCACTCCTGCTTTTGATGCATAAGCGTTCATAGCAATATCTTTGTCAATACTATAAATGAACGGACATGCAGCATTGTGGTCATATCCGTCAAAGTCACGAATTCGCTTGTAGCCACCACGCCTTGACCAAGGTGTCTTAGGCCAGTTTTTCCCATTAGAAGTGTAGTTTTCAATAACGCTGACGATTGTTTCTGTCTGATTGGCGAGTGTCTCGTCTGTATTAAGAGCAATCATAGGCACATCGAGTCCTGCAACTTCGAAATAACTATTGAGATAGCCTACTACATTGCCGTATTTACCTGTCCTATATTCTGGCGAGCCTTTATAAGCATTGCTATAATACCTTTCTACCGTGTAAGCGTTGTCGGTCACATCGTTTCCCGCACTATCCTTAAGAGGAACTGGCTTATACATAGCCCACTTGTTGATACCCCTCGCTTGGCACATATCAGAGAGGTAATAACGACCATCATCTCTTGGGCCCACTCCGAGAAGCCCGCCTAAATCCTTAAGCAACTTACCGAGAGTCTCAGTATTGTTGTCGGCCATTGTAAATACTTTTCCGTTAATTGCCATATCTTAATCTCCTATTTTCCTCTTCTAATGATTTTACTTTTCTCTCCAATTCCTTGATTCTTTCCTCGTGATTCACCGCCTTCTTAGCAAGGGAAATGCCGATTGCGACTCCAAGAGTAGAGTAGTCGAGAGTCTTGAAGTCCTCGCCTTTCACAAGCCAAGGAGTGACATTCTCCCAATACTGAGCAGAGCTACCGAGGTGTACTGAATCATCCTCTCTATCGTTCCACTTGAAGGTGAAGAGTGGTGCTTTGGCGATATGCTCAATCTTGATTGTCTTGTTCTTGATGATGTCCTTGAAACGGATGTCTGAACCCGATGAGGTGTCGCCGCTGAATATTCCGTTTACTGCATACACATTTCTCCATTGGACATTTGAAGCACCGAGGTCTATCAGTCCTGCATCATCGCCCCACGGACGGAAGCAGTTGGTTGTGAGGAAGAGCCTTGAACCCGCTGCACTTCCGTTGGCCACGATGTCGAGACCGCCCTCCGACTTGAGCAAAGGAGTAGTCACGGATGTGACCGCCTTGATGGTGGTAGAGACATGCAGGGAGCCTCCGAGGTATGAGTTTCCGCTCACTTGGAACTTATAGTTTCCGCTCGGGGTTGTTCCGACTCCTACATACGAACCATTGAGGATGACAATCGCGCCTGTCGAGTTCTGACCGATGTACATACTGCCGTATGAGCTTCCGTCCTCTTTGATATTGTATATGCGCGCGTAGTTGTCAGAGGTATATGATGTCAATCTGTATGCATTGTCCGACTGATAAATCATTGACATGCCTGATAGATAGCTGTTGCCCGACACACTCAGAGTGCTCGACATGGTGACTGCGCCTGTGAGACTAATCTTCCCACCATTGATAACCATATCGTTATCAGAAAGAGAGGATGACCAATATGAGCCTTTATAAAGTCCTGCGCTTCCGAGCAATACCTCATTTGCTTTGACACCTACGGAGAAGTTTCCAGTTCCATTCACATCCAACTTGTAACCTCCATCAGTCGCAGTACCTATGATGACATTGCCATCGCTTGTAATGGTCATTCTTCTTGTGGAATTGGTAGAGAAGCCCATGTCGTATGCGCCTGTTGCGTAGATATAGCTTACACCGCTCGAATTAACGCCAACCTGAATATCATTCACAGAGTTCTTTGCCATTAGGAATGTTCCATCACTTGTTGTTCTCGTAGCAGCTATGACACCATTCACATACAACTTGTAGTTTGTTGAAGCCAAATCACTACCACCGATGGTCACATTGCCAGAGGAGTTGAGAATGAGACCTGTACTTTGCGAATTGCTATATCTGAAATAGATAGTGCTTCCGTCAATATATGTTGGCAGACCAGCTTTTGCAGTACCATTTCCGACACGCGTCCAAGAACCAGAAGAATATATGAACTCTTGATTACTGATGTCAAATAATCCCCCACTCACATTCCCCGTTCCATCAAATGACTGACCCCAGATGGTTCTTGCGGTTTGGAGCTTGGTAGCACTACCTGCGTTCTTACTTCCGATGTTACCGCTATGGATGACAAGATTAGTTCCGAATGCCATATCAGTAGCATTCTCCCAAAGCAATCTTTTTGTACTACCATTGTACCAAACATTAGCAGAACCACTACCATAGCCACTCCAAGCATTAATGCGTAGATACTGATTGAGAGTAAGGTTTCCTGTTATCGTTCCACCGCTCAAAGGCAGATACTTCCCGCTCACGACATCATCCGTGAACTGAGAGAGCTTCGTAGGTATCGTTCCCCAAGACACGTCTCCGCCCGTATCAATGAGATACCTTCCACCCGTCGAAGCACCGAGGGCA